ATCGTCCGAAAGATTGATAGCATTGGGCGGTAAACCGTCCTGTACGGTACGGTTTGCCCCCTTTCGCCTGCGGTGAAGACGCGCTATACTAAAGGTATGAAAATGAAAAACGACATGGCTGATCTCTCCCCCGCCGCGCAGGCGGTGCTGGATGCTTTTCTTGTTGGTTGGCAAGACGAGCCTATGGTGCAAGATCGTCAATGCCTTGCCGCCGCCCTGCGAGCTGCTGCGGTTGAAGTGTGTCTTCGTTGGGCTGAACTGCAACATCCAGCAGATGTGCTGAATGCCATCGCCGCCGAGCTGGAGGGTGCCAATGGCTGATCTCTCCCCGCAAGCCCAGGCGGTTCTGGACGCATCTTCAGATGCTCCGGTTGGAGGAGGGTGGAACGCCGACAGATTGGCTATCGCCGCCGCCCTGCGTGCTGCTATCGCGCACACTCAGCAACGCCAATACAACAATTGCTGGATCTGCGACGCGAATGAACTCCGCGCCATCGCCGACGAACTGGAAGGTGCCTGAGGCTAAGCGTGTTGCCTTGTTGCCCCTTATGGGGCGTTTTCTTTATTGGGCGCCTTCGGCGCCTTCGGATTTTTAGGGTAAAACTGATTGGGAGAACGAGTTAGTTTTGTGAGAGATTCTAACTCTGACTCCCGCTAAAAATCTCTCAAAAGTATTATGGACTCCTACTGGGACTTGTACGTTGCGTACATTGACAAATGCGCACGTGACAACTGGATTAACGACATTGATCCGCACCATTACGAAATGGAGTGGAATCACTGGCTGCCTAAGGCTGCTTTCCCTGACTTACCGTTGGGGCAATGGTTGACTTTGAAACAACACGCTATAGCATCCGCTTTGCAAACCCTTGCTCTCAAGGAAAACTGTCTTTGTCCGTGGCATGTAAAATATTTGCCTGACTCATTGTGGGAGGAGGCAAGACCATTATACGTACAAGATAAACAAGAGATAGGCCTGAGGCAAGTTGAGAATAAAACCGGATTCCATGCGCCTGGCGGATATAGTAAAGCTGGAAAAGCATCAGCAGAACGAAATAAGGAGAGAGGAGAAGGTGTCTACGACTTTCAAACCGCCAGTGAGTGGGGAACAAGGGGTGGATCCAAAACTGCTTTACTAGGTGTAGGAATACATGCCCCTGGTGCTCACGAAAAATACCACGAAGCAAAAGTGGAAGGAGGAAAGAAAGGTGGAAAAATAGGTGGACCCAAGGTAGTGGAGTTAAAGTTAGGAGTTCACGGAATATCTAAAGAAAAAATGACCGAAGATGGCAGAAAAGCAGCATACACCTTATGGAGGTCAACTGTGGACGGGTTCGTAGGTAACGCAGGGAACGTTGTCCAGCACAACAGGGCAAATGGTTGGGACCCGAATGCCAGAGTAAAGATATGAGGGGGGGCGGTAAACCGCCCTTTACACCCCTGCCAAACCACGCTATACTAAAGTCATGAAAAACAAACCCACTCCCCCTTCGGACTCCCTCCTAGAAAAGCTGATACAAGCCGACATTTGTTGTCGTGAATGTGGTCAGAAATACGGCGTCTACAGTGTTGGCGTGTCTAGCACATGGATAGCCGAATGCCCCATCTGCGGGGAAACTAAAGGTTGCACGGAAACTCGCGACTACGGGTACCTTAGCAAAGGAATCAGCGAAGTGAAAGCTGAGATTGCTGCAATCAAAGAGTTGAAGAATCAAAAACCGATTATGACTGATGAAGAGTTGGAGGAAGAGCTTACTGCTCCTTACGAAATCGGTGAGATTACCCTCAAACTGACCGAGGATGAGGTTGGCTTCCTGAATGAGTGCCTAGACACGATTGTGGAGAATCACCCAAGTATCTGCGCTGGTCACAATGCTGACAACCCCGAGGACGTTGCCCTGTTCGAAAGCATCGAGAAAAAGATTACGGCGCTTTATGGGGACTATTGCGTCAAATACGAGCTGTCACCGGCAATGAAAGCGTACTACGAGAAATACAACAGTTTCGGGACTGGTGAAGATTCCGAGCGTTGGGAGATCTTTAGGGATGCTTACAACATGGGTGCGGGGCGGGGCAATGAGTGAGTATCGAGCAACACCCGAGCAGTGGGCCCAGACTGAGGGCAAATCGCCAAATAACATTACCGGGCTGAGGTGGTCCATGGCCTGCTGTATCCTCGAACTGCGTGCGAGGGTCGAGGCGCTGGAAACCACGCAGAAACCGCACCAGGACAAACTTGACCGATTGATTGCGTTGGACAGAGAAGACTCACTTGTGGAGAGGGTTCAACACGCAATCTACGTTGAATACGCACGTTCAAAGAGTGCTGGTCAACCGGAAGCACGAGCTGCGATTCGCGAAGTAGCAACGTGGTTGGAGGAGGAGTTCGGTCCTCAGATTGACTGGATTACAACCGAACTGAGGGAGGAGGCTGCAAGTGAGTAATGACATACAACAACCGAACGGGGACTTCCTTAAAAACTATCCCGAGGTCACTCGCATTGAGGTTATCACAGACGACGGGAGAGAGTTTGTCCGTTACGGCTGCAGCAACGTACAAGTAAGTTTGCAGGACGAAGGCAGAACCTTGAAAGTTTTCCTGAAGCAGGAGCAAATTTCCGAAGAGGAGAATGAACGACGGTTTCGAGAGTGCATGAAAACGATCAGCAACCTGAAACCGGGGGACATTACAAAATTAATGGGTGAGGAATTTATGGAAGAATTTCGAAGGGTATCGCAATGAGTGCTGTCAAACTAACTGCTTCACAACTAATGGTAATCGTAGATTGCTTATACCGCAGCTTGCAAGTTGCGAACTACTCTGGAATGTATGATGAAAAGACCAGACGAGAAACCCTGGAGGATGTTGTAAAAATCCTTGATGGTGTTCAGTTGAATGTTGCCGAGGACTCACTAAATTCCTTGGGCAAATTTGACCTCGGGAAGTTTAACAATGGCTAAGTACACAAAGTTGCAGTTGGCACTCGGACAGGCTCTCAACTGTGATCCTGACGACGGTAAAGTTACTCTGGTTCTGGAGACCATGGCAATATGGTTTGAGTATGCCCTGGAGCACGTAGGTATGCAACCGACAGTCATACCGACATTACTTCGGTGGCAGTATCAACAAGGGGAGTTGCTTTATAACGATGACTGAGCAAGAAGCTAAACGAGAGCGGATTCGCGAACAATCAAAACAAGTAGCTAACTACATTCAAACTAATGAGAAATTTGAGGACTGGTTCTATGAAATGGAAGGCTTCGGGTTCAGAGCAGAGCGATTCTACAACGACTGCGAATACGGTAACAATGAATGCCTCCGCAACTGGCTCAAAGCAGCCTATGACATGGGTTTCGAGGCCGGACGAGGTGTTTGTGATTGATGATGCTTTTTGGGTCCGAAAGCAGCAATGGGGCACTTACGTTTCTGTCGACCTGGACGAAAAAGAGCTGATTACTTCTCACAGCGAAGAGTCGTGCATCGCAGCAACCCGATGGTGGCTGAAAGCCAAGCAAGAAGGTTTCCCAGAACAGAGTAAAAGCTATGATGGGTCTGTCGGTGGAAAACTATGAGCGAAGGAATTACCACACAGTCTCAACAAGACATTGCAACTGTATGTGATCAAATCAAGCAGTTGCTATTAGAGAAAAACAGAAAGTATGGGGACTCTGCATTAAACCCGGTCCGCATTTTTAGTAAAGCTAGTACAATCGAACAGCTAAAAGTCAGACTGGACGATAAACTGAGTCGACTGAAAAATGCACAAGACGATGAAGACGAAGACGTTATTTCAGACCTTGTTGGTTACCTAGTTTTATTTAAAGTCGCTCAGATGCAACAACGAAGATCAGAACAGTTTGTCGTGTCATGACTAATTCTGAAAAAAGTAGAGAGAAATTTCTTTTTTCTCAATTTACTGAAGTCGAAGTTGTCAAATTGCAACAACAAGGACTTTACGATAAATATATAAAAGGCGACATCTCTTTTGAAAAAATTTGCATCAATTTTAAAGATCAAGGAGTGTAACTACTTTGAGAAACAACTGGGTTGAAGAGGATCGCGGCACTGTCGCCGAGGAGATTGTTGACGGAATTATTCGCACCATGACCCTGGAAGAAATGCGTCGAATGGTTTGGGACATGCTGTACGACGACCTTGTACACCAGGAGTGGGCAGACCTGTGGGCTTACGCCGAAACCTATGCTCCTGAACTACTGGAGGAAAAGGACGGTTAACCGTACCTTGGTGGTTCGGTTTACCCCCTTTACTTCTGGGCGAGAGTGATGTATGATAATAATATGAAAAGCAAAACCGCCACTACCCGTCGCCCCACGGTCTCAAACCTTTATTCTGGGCAGGTCGTCCAGGCTGGTTACAAGCGCCGCGACCTGCTCGTTGACCAAAACCGTTTCGTGGGCTTTAAAGTTAACGGAATGGTCTACAGCAATCTGAAACTCCTGAAAAACGCTTTCGGGGTAACCAACCTGCGAGACTTGGAAGCCGAGGCTGACCGCCTTGAGCTCGGGTCGGTTACCGCCGAATTCTATGACACCGAGGGTCGTTTTTTCTGGGGGTCCTACCTGTGGAACGGTGCTTTCCGCGTCGGTACCTCTGCTGACCGCCTGGTGCTGGGGGCTGCCTGAGGTACGGTTACCCGAACCACTTGGTTCGGTTTCCACCCCTTTACAAAATCCCGAACCCCTGGTATTATATTAGTATGAAAGACGAAAGCACTATGACCCTCCCCCCCGATCCCTTTACTGGCATGACCTTCCAGGGGTTTAACTCGCTGGATGAAATGTTTGAAGCTTTCACGGAAGAGGGAGAAAAAATCGAGGCAGCAATTGCAAATGATCCTGTGGCTCAAGAGGTTACTGCTTTCTTGATAAAGACTATCTCTGAAGTTTACGCTCCTGGCGTTTCCGCCATTCATGACGAAGATGGGCTGCCCCCTTGCCAGTATAACAACTATTTCCTGAGCGAAGACGGTAAGACTTTTACCGGTACGTTTGTTGATGCCACCGAAGATCGAGAGTTCGATTTCAAGGTCACTGAAGGCAAAAACGGTCAATGGTCAATGGTTTATTGATATGAAAAACTTGAATTGCTACGAAGAATACCTGGTCCAGAAAGGCTACTCCCTGATGGAAATCCGCAAAACTCCTGCGGTAGCCGATAAGAGGGTGCCCGCTCACCTTCGTGATCGTTACTCTACCTACGAGGAGTACCGCGAAGCTATTCACGACTTCTTGAACGGTAACTGAGCACTGACTGAAACAACCATGGAAATGAATCAATCAACCGTAACTTTCGTTACTCTTGTTGGGAGCAGTTTTATCTACAAGCGGGTCGGAAACTCTTACGATTGTTACCTTGGAACCCCTACCAAGAAAGGCACCTTCCGTAAGAAGTTCTTTGAGCGGATTAGCACCGAGGAAGCTTACGCCCAGTGGGATCGTCTGATCAAGAACGGCTCGCAACGTCTGTGATCTACGATTTTTTGAATGGTAACTAGCCGTGGCAACTGTTTACTTGAGTGAGAGAAACTACGCCATTCTTCACAAAATGATATGTGATCAGCTTGACGTGATTCTCGGCCCTTTTGACAACGTTGAAGACTACGAGCCTACGGAGGAGCATCACAAAATCCTTGAAGCCGTGGCGATGTTTAGCTCACAAAATCCAAACCCAAACTACTGATACAAACAACAATGACTGTTACCTTGACCTCCTCTTACCGCGATACACTCGCACCCGAAACCGTTGAGGTTGTTGACCGTTTGGTTGATGACTTGTATGCTCTCGACGACATGCTTGTTTTTATCGATGAGCACAATGAGGAGGAGTTCCGTGAATACTACGAAGAGTACGTTGAACTCGGTGAAAACTACGGTTACGAAGCCGTTGATTGCTTTATCAATAAGGTTGGTGGTCTGGATGAACTTGACCGGTTCGAAAATGCCTACATCGGTGAATACTCCTCCCCAGCACGAATGGCTGAAGATTTTCTCGATGACGAAGTTGATCGCTTGCGCTACATGATTGTGGTGGACTGGGAAGCTACTGCCGAATATCTCCTTGACCACGACGTTGATCGTTACGGCGACCATTACTTTAGGTGTTACTACTAATGAAACGAATCGACCCTAACTTTCGTTTTGCTACACTTAGCGACGAGGAAACAGAATCCTTCCTTGACGAACTTTTCAACAATCTCTTTGACACCGATGATCTCTCTTCCGAATCCGACGCAATCCCCGACCTCTCAACCCTTAACCGTTGAGCAACGCGATTATCTGATTGATTTGGTGGCCATGCGCTATCTCGACAGCATGAATGGTCGCGACCTTGAGCGTTTCTTTTTTGATGTTCAGTCAGAGTACCTGAGAGAGTACACCGACGAAGAATTGCTGGGTGCTGTTGAAGACATTACCGACGAAGACGAATACAACGAGGTTTTAAATGAAATTGGCTGACTTGAACGTTCGTCCCCATCCTCGGGGATTTATGCACCAGCAATTGTTTGACAACGGCTACGGCATTTCAGTAGTACCTGAAGAAGACGGGGAGCACTACGAAGTTGCCGTGCTTCAACACACCGAAGGCAAGCGGGCACACTTGACATACGAAACTGAAATCACGAGTGACGTCGTCCGCTACTGTACTGTGGGCGAGGTGGACACCTTGATCGCCAGGATCAAGGACTTGGACCCCTGGCGGGTCTAGGCAAAGGTTCGGTAACCCGAACCAAATGGTTCGGTTTGCCCCCTTTTCTTTTAGGTCACTCCACGCTATACTATTAAGGTAATGAAAAACGACATGAACTTCTCAAAACTGCAAAACCTGGCCGGTTGGTCCTCCGAGAACATTGCTGAGTTGCAGCAAGCTCTCCAGGCTCGCGAATATTTTGGCTACGCCAACCTGACTGCTGATCAAAAGCAGATTATTCTTGCTGCAAAGGCAGCCGAAAAGGTTGCTGCAAAGGCTAGGGGTACCAAAGCGAGCAAACAACCTGTTCAAACCAAACTGCACTACCGCTGGCGGGCTGCTGAAGCGGAATTGCTACGTAAATATAGCGAGTTGGCTCCTGGTGAAGTGCCTGCCTGGTTGATTATTAAGGAGGAGGAGCTTCGAGCTCTGGAACTTTATCAACCGGTGCTAGACCAAGTTGATACGAGCCGCCGTAGTAAATTTGTGGCTCCAGAGAAAGAATTGCTGGCTCTGGCTGCGGACTTGGGTCGCGTTAGCAACTTTGATTGGGTCGTCTTCCGTGATGAACTCAAGGCGGAATTTGCTGATAGCTGGAATGATGCTTGGGACAGCTGGTACAGCGCTGAGACTGCACCGTTTGCTGTACTAGGTGAGGATGAAGTTGGTGAGTATAGGTCGCTTGTGCGCTCTAGGATTGAACAACTTACTCGCGAGGTTTACCCTTCGGTTGAGGGCCTGGTTGCCTGAACCTAAAGAATAGTTACGGTCGGCCTTGACTCGTTGCCTTTCTGCCTACAACCACGTTATACTTGAAATATGAAAACACTCGACACTGTCTCCCCTGAAGCCGTAGCTCTGACCGCCGCCTGTCAGATGCACGGCAAACTGCTCAACGACGATGCTTTCATGGGCTATGACGGCACCAAAGATTCTTTCGATAGTCTTTACCAAGAATTGTTTGTAATAGCTCGTGATGAAATCAGCTTAGAAGTTTCTCCCTTCGAACAAGTCACGGAAACCTGGTATGACTACCAGTATGAAATCATGGAAGGGCACCGTGAGCCCTGCTGGTACCTTTGAATTTTTATGGCAACAACTCAACGTGTGGCAAATTACCACAAACCCCTTGTCAGAAAGTACGTTCGTTACGTTTATCCTCATTTCACTGACGAGCAATACACAGCAATCGAGGAACTCGCTGAGTCTGGCGGCATAGAGCTGTGTGTTTTGCACGAATTGGCATTAAGTAAATATCTCTCGATTCCCAGAGATTCCACAAACGGGCACGATCTATTCTGTGAAGAGACAGATCGCTCTGTAGAGGCAAAATACAAAAGACTAGTGAATAACCGTAATCAAAGAGGTGATTATTGGCTAATGAAACTCGGAACTAAAGAGTTGCAAGCCAAAACGGCGGAAATTGTTTGGATTACAGTATATAATCAATTCATTGATAACGAAGATCATTTTTTTGTGCCATTGAACCACATCACAGGAAAAAGTTTCAACTTCACATACAACCTGGAAGCTGACCACTATAACCAAGGGCAAAAATATCATGTTATGCGCGGTTTCTTTGAGTGAGGCGTTTACAACACACCTGTTTTACCTAAAATAACCAAAACGAGCGAAGCCATGACTGCCAAAGTTAAAACCAACACTGAAACCCTCAAAACTTGCACTGGCACTTATGAGTGTGAAGTGATTGAAATAGATGAACTGATCCCTTTCGATAAAGAACGGATCGGAGATCGCCCCAATGAAACCGATTATGACAGCAACCGTATAATTCGAGATAACACGATTGTGTATCTAAAAGGTAAACGAGCGATTGTGTTTCTGCGCAATGCGTTGCCAGAGATTACTAAAATCACTCCTGATTCCGACAGTTTCAACTATTGGCGTTGGGTCAGTAAAGATCTACTGTCCGATCAACGTGGCTTGGTAGGAGGTAAAGAGCTCGTTACCGATACTTCAGCCAGACTTACCAACGGCCAAGTAGCATTCTTTCGCTCTGCCACGAAAGGTAAAGTCAAAACAATTGAGGAAGCGAAAGAGATTGTCGCTAGCCAGACCGGAGCTTCGCGGTTCTCCTTGTATGTCAAGAAACTGCTGAACTCCCCTTACGTAGATGGAGAGAAGATCCTGGCGTTGGAGTCTCTTCTTCGCAAGAAAGCCACACCTCAAGCAGAGAAAGATGCCGCCTTGGCTGAACGTGATAAACTGCGTCAGGAGTGGTTTGATAATTGGTTGATTGATTGGGCTAAAGAAGAAGATCAAGTTCAGTTCGCTAAAGATTCTTACAAGAACTTTGTCAGCATTCAGACTCGAGCGAATAAAGTATATAGCAATATCCTCGGTTTTATGGACAGGTCTGCCCGAAATCCTTTCGGTCGCTTGTCAGCCACTACGGAAAAAAGGCGAAAAGATTTTGAGGCTCATAAATCTTTGTATCAGCAAGTCTCGGATATGTACCGAGACACAATGCCAGAAGAGTGGAATTATATCCATGATCTTATGGAGCCTTGCCAAGAAGATCTATACACGCTACTAGGTACTAAAACTTTCTCCACAATTACAATCAACTATAACTTCTCTACCTTCTGGCACCTAGATGGTAAAAATAACCCTAGAGGAGTAGCAGTTCTTACAAACATTACTAATGAAGCATACCCTGGCGAGAAATACGACGGACAATACTTTGTAATGGCTGAGTTTGGCTTAGCGTTTGACATTCGCCACGGAGATTTCTTTGTTGGTGACAACTGCAATCGCGTTCACGGGCAAACTGAAATGATAGACAAAACCGGGGACGCCGAAAGTATCATTCAAGTTTATTACGCCCGGGATGGCATGGCTAAACTAGATGATTACAGGTCAGAATGTTGCCGTAAACAGTTCATTGCATACTCTCAAGCCAACTACGCAGACCGCTATCAGAAAAACGATGGAGGCAAATTCAGTGGAGTGTTTCCTGCTATGTGGGTCAGCGACGAGTGGGACGAGTATAGAACAAAACATTGCCCTAACGCTTCCCGCACTAATTACTGGTATACGGAGAAATGAATGTGTGCTATAGTTGGTTGTTACCTTGACTCGCCTTCTGAAGAACAAATTCAGACCCTGAAACGATTGTTTGTCGAGTCCCAGATTAGAGGAAAACACGCAAGTGGTTACTCTCTGGTTCGCAATAAGCGAATCTTCACTCAAGTTGCGCCTGTCCCTGCGGAAACTTTCGTGCAAAGTCATTTCGCAGAGGTGCAGCCTGGTGATTACACTTTGCAATTGATTGGCCATTGCAGGTATTCGACGAGCGACCTTAAATTCAATCAACCTTTGCATATTTTTGAAGACTTGGCGCTTGCCCACAACGGTGTTGTCGATCAAAGGCCACCTGTTTATTGGGGCGAGCACGGTTACGAACTAGCAACAAGTAACGATTCCGAGTTACTATACCAAGCAAGACATGCGGGGAAAGAACCGCTGAAAGAGTTCCCTGAAGCAAGTATGGCAGTTGCCGAGTTGGGCTCCGATGGGTTGCGGTTTTATCGCAACGGGAAACGCCCTTTGTACTTCAACCGTGTACCCAACGGTGTATTTATCTGCTCAACATCAGACATTGCTCTGCGTGCAGGATTGAAACGACCACGGCGATGCGAACCGGGGTGGATTTACACTCCCAAAGGTGGCACTAAAATAACAAACGTTGAGGAACTGATTCCATGATTGACCTCAAGAACGTAACGTTCGGGGCAGAATACGAGTTTGGTGATATTTGGAGGAGTGATTTACCTCAAGGGCTAACTTGGAACGAAAAAGATTACTCAATCGTAAGTTCAACCGGGATCGCAAATGACCCTAAAGGGCGAGCGTACCAACGCGGAGGAGAGATTAACTCTGCGCCTACCGATAGCTTTGCTGAACAACTTGAAATGTTTGAGTTGTTGATTGCCCGACATCCGGAAGCTGCTATCAACCACCGAACAAACTTGCATTTACATATTTGTGTACCAGGGTTGTCGGAGGATTTAAAATCTCTCAAGAAATTGCTTGCGTATATTGATGCGAATCAAGGTCAAATTTATGCAGCAATTGAGCCAATTCCGGTACCATTGAGGGAAGATTACTTCAGCGAAGAAGCCTATAAGGGTGCTCTCAAACGCTACAAGCGACGTAAAGTTTCTCACCAATATAAGGTGCCTGCTGCGAGAGTTGCTGAGGCGATGCAAGCAACAACGGTGCGCGAGTTCTTTGATGCTCACTCAAAATTGCAGACTGACAACAAACGAGCATATGGACTAACAACAAGAGCTGGCATCAACTTGTTACAGTTGCAAGAAACGGACACCGTTGAATTTCGCCATTTTACGAACACTCTTGATGTTAAAAAGTTAGCCTCCTGTTTTGTGTGGGTAGCGAAGTTTATCGAGGGGGCTTTGAATGATGCCCTTGTTTCAGAATTGCTTTCGGCATACTCTTATGATTTCCCTGAGTTTGCCCCGTTTGATTTTGCAATGGAGTGCGGGTATCAGTACACTAATTTTGATAAAAATTCTCGGAAAGTTGCCGAAACCCGTATCAACGATCTGCGTAAACATTTAGATATCGATAACTGCACTGCCGAGGAAACTGTGAAGGTCATTCAACAAATAACTGATTAACTTTGACTTCAATTTCTTTGGCCACCTTACGATGCAGCTCATTCCCAGTAGCAAAGTGAGGATCTTTAACGTTCCAATTGGTTATTTTAGTAAGGTACTGAGGGTAATGCTCTGTGATAAATTTCTCGTGGGCGTTGCCCATAATCACGATTTTATCAGCCCAGGCAAGCAATTCTTCGGAGACACCTTGAGAGCGGTGATTGTTGGGATTGTATCCCAATTCTTCCAGGGCCATACGCATTTTGCTGGGGACCTTTTTACCTAACGGAGCGACTTTCCCGGTGCCACATGATTGAACTTTATAACTGCTACTATGAGACTCCAAGATAATGTGTGCGGCGGCGCTGCGGTTAATGTTGCCAGTACAAACAAAAAGAACGTTGGTCATGATTACCGTGAATTAAGTCAAAGATCTGAGGGTTTTTTGCAATTTTACGCAGCAAGCGTGGCTTCCGGGGATTGCGATCCTGCACTCTGGTTGATCCAATACCTGAACGACCGGTATGAATACTCGGTGGAAGAACGTTTGTGGTTTGCATGGTTGTATCACACATACAATTTACCCACCGCATTCGTTTATAAGAACGAATTCCCCGATGAGGAGTTGGCGAGTGTAGATAGATTTACCCAATGGAACAACGAGAATTATACACGATTGCGCTATCAAACTGACACGAAGTGGTCAAAAGGGCACCTGCCAGCCATGTACCAATCGTATTGTGATTGGGTTCACGGGTCTTCACAAAAAGCTGTGTTTGACCGAATTTGTACGGAGGAGCCGGAAGTTAACTTTGAACGACTCTGGGCAATTATAAAAGGAGAATGGTATAAGTTCGGACGTTACACCGCATTTTTTTACTTACAAACATTAAAACACACGTGTGGCATCAATATTGATTGCCCAACATTACTACTAAGTGACTACTCAGGATCCAAGTCTCACAGAAACGGGTTGTGTTATGCGCTCGGGAAAGACGAATGGGTCAACCAAAAATTGACCAGCAAAGAGTACGCTTACTTAGAAATAGCTGGTGCTGAACTTTTGCTGGAAGCTCGCAAGCGTTGGCCATTGCTTGCTTCCCAATTCGACAACTTCTCAATGGAAACCGCACTCTGTGCTTACAAAAAGCTCTGGAGAACCAGTCGAGGCCGTTACGTTGGCTATTACCTTGACCGGCAATCAGAAGAAGTTATGAAAGCTGAAAATGATAACTGGCACGGGATCGATTGGAACGTAATTTGGCAAGCTCGTGGAGAAGTTGTTGGCGATGTATTGGCTCCACGTTACGCCCGTGAAGATAAAGCTAAAATGGAATTGTTTTTAAACCACGGCACCCTGCATTACCATTACAACCCTAAACAATGAAAATCTTTTATTACATTGGTCAACCTGGAACCGGTAAAACCACGTTGATGCGCGGTATTTTAAATAACCTTCGAGAGAACGAAACAGATGAATTCATTAAAGAAGGGTTGGTAACTTACCATAAATTCCTTAAACAGAAGACAATCGTCCTTGGACGTTATGATGAAGGCACGTTTGCAGGGACCGACACCTGGAGTAAAGGTGTGGGACCCAAGTTTCGTGAATGGTTACTCGGAGCCACGGAAGAATTTCCGGACTGGATAATTTACGGTGAAGGGGAACGTTTGAGCAATGGTCCTAACATGGATGCTATGTTTCAAGAAAACATTGGCATGAACTTGATTTGTTTGCAAGTCAGTGAAGAAGAGCTGGAGCGTAGGCGAGCAGCAAGGAACAACACTCAAAACGAAAGTTGGATGAAAGGGATGAGAACCCGTATCGAAAACTTGTGCAAAAAGTACCCACATAAAGTAGAAACAATCGAATAAGGTTCGGTAAACCCTCCTTTACTCTTGGAAAAGGTTTAGTATACTAAATGCATGGCAGAACAACTCACGACAACTAACCTAGCCTCCCAAATGAAGGAGGACTACCTCTCCTACAGCATGGCGGTGCTGCTGGGGAGAGCTATCCCTGATCTTTACGACGGACTTAAACCTGTACAGCGCCGTGTGCTCCAAACGATGCTGGAAGAAGGTTTGAGCCCTGAGAAACGCTATGTAAAGTGCGCCCGGGTGACTGGCCTTACGATGGCGTATTACCACCCTCACGGAGGTGCCTACGGTGCGCTCGTGAACATGGCAACCCCTTGGAACAACAACGTGCCCTGGGTGGACGGTCACGGCAATTTCGGAAGCAGTGTTGACGGCCCTGCTGCTGAAAGATACACTGAGTGTAAATTGCGACCGTCCGCCACCGACCTTTTGCTTCAAGACCGTGAAACTTGGGAAACGATTGAAAACTACGACGGGTCACGTCAAGAGGCCATCCGATTTAATACTGCTATCCCTTCTGTTCTCCTTAATGGTGACAGTGGAATTGCTGTGGGATTCGCTACGAAACTCGCCCCACACAATCTCCGAGAAGTAGTTGAAGCCACGAAGCTAATAAACTCGAAAAAAACAGCAGAGCTGTACCCCGACTTCCCGACCGGTTGCGACATTGTAAAAGATGAAGGACTTACTGATTACGCTCGAACCGGTTCTGGTAGCATCCGCGTTCGCGCTAAGCTGGAAATTACTGAAACTAAGAAACAAAAAGGCAAGGCAAAAACGGCGATTACGTTTACTCACCTTCCGCCTGCCGTTAACCCTGAAAAAATCGGGGAGCAAATCAAAGATGCGCTAGACAAAGGGAAAATTCATGGCATTGCTGAAGTCATCGATGAGTCTGATCTCTCCGGAGACCGTGTCACAATTATTGCAAAGGCCAATACCGACACTGAACTCCTTACTAAACAACTGTACGCATACACCGATCTCGACACTCGTTATTCGGCAAAAACGCTGGTTATTGACGGTACGAAACCCGTCGAACTCAGCCCAATTGACATTTGTAAGAAATGGTTCGACTGGCGACTGGACCGCCTTCAAGCAAAATATGAGCTAGATCTTGAGAAAACAAACGCTCGCCTTCACATTGTCGAAGGTTTGCTGAAAGCAATTGGCAGTCTTGATGATATCATTAAACTAATTCGGAGTGCCAGCTCCCGCTCAGACGCTCTAATCAAGCTCGTAGACAAACCGTATAAGTTCAGCCGGGAGCAAGCCAACGCGATTTTGGATATGCGTCTGGCACAACTGACGAAACTGGACCATACTGCCTTGGCCAACGAAAAAACGACCTTGTTGGACGTGGTGTTGGAGCTGGAAGAGCTTATCAAAGACCCGAAGAAACGGGCGGCCTATGCGGTTAAGCTCATGACACAGCTCACCACACGCCACGGAGAGGCTCGTAGAAGCTCTCTGGTGGAACCCCCGGACAGCCTGGTGGTGACTGTCAACGGGGAGAAAAAGACCCGGGTTGCAGCCGCTCCTAGACCCCGGTTCTTGAAGATTGACATGAAGCGGGGGGTTGTTGAGCAGGTTAAAGGTCCCAGGGGTGCCCTTGTTCTCGACCAAAAAGAGAAACTAATTACTTTAACAGAAGACGGGTTCCTGAAAAAAATTCCTGCCAATTTTAAAGGTGCTCTTGGGGAAACTTACTCAACTGTAGTATTGGCCAAGAAAGAATCCGAAGTCTCCGAAAGAAGGTACCTGGCTGTGTTTGCTTTTGAGGATCAGCTAAAAGCTATGATGGTTTCCGGAGAGGACCTTTGTCGTGTTACATCCAAAGGCAAGAAAGCTTTACCAGAAGGTGCTAAACTGCTTCACTTTGGTGAAGGGTCCTATACTGTTCCTTGGGTGTCTTCTCGAAAGAAAAAAGTGGAACTGTTTCCCGTAAATGTTAAGCAAGGTCGCCCTGGAGCCAAAGGCATTAAGGTCGCCAATTTGCAAGACATTAAACTGTGACTGACCGGGTAAAACCGTGTGAGGCACGTCACACCTTTAAAGAGTAATACAATGGAAGAAATTCAAGTTATTTACCCTGTAGAACGACTACTTGCCAACCCTAGATTGTTTTACGCCATTGCAAAAATTTTGCAAGGCCCTGACGGAGATACTCTTAAGTCTGCTTTCTACGATATTCTAGAGTACGATCTACAAAACTTTGAAGACCCTGAGGATTGCGAGTTTCTTGCTGAGGAGGTGTGTTTCAAGTGCGAGGAAGACGGGGAAAGTTGCGGTATTTACTTGGATAGCGGTATTGCATCTCTCCTGAAAGCTGTAGAAGGAGAAGTGAAGGCTCAAATTACTAACGATAATGAGCTTGCCGCTTCTTCGGCGATTTACCAGAGAATCGTCCAAGCTATAGAAGAAGAGGACCCTAATCTGTCCGGAAACATTGCACTATGTTCTCCCCCCACTCCAGGTAACTCTTACTTGAGGTCCAAAGATGGGGACAGGTTTGAAGGGGAATTTCACTTACTTAGTGATCCGGACCTTCGTTATAAGTTTCACATTGATGTAATCGATGTAGCCAACGACAACCTCAAAGCCCACATTAAACGACTGTAACCGTGCAAGACAATCTGGCTTATCCCGCCACAACACTAAAGAACAATGTAGCAGGGATAAAGAAAAAACTATCAAACCTAAAAATCCAGGTAGAAGCCTTTAGTGCAGATCTTGACAAGCTGGAAACCCGGTTGGAAACTTTTTTGGCGTCTGCCGAGGTGTACAAAGAAAAAGTTCAAAGGGAAGCAAACCGCGAGGTCAGGAGACTGCAAAACGAGTTAAGAGTGCTCCAAAAAACTCAACCAGTAGAAAAAATTGCTTCACTGAAGTCTTCACCTCAAGAGCTTCGTATAGCCAGTACAGTATGTGTGTTTCAATCTTTGCTTCGAAACATGTGCGGCAACAATGAAGACTTTAAACTTCTCTCAGAGTCTTTCATATTTCCTGTCATTTATGAGAGAATCATGGATGGAGCAGAAGATGCCTATTATCTAGAAGAAATTCCAGATTCTGCTAACATTATTATTAATCACGGTAGAGAATACATTCGCTGGATTCAAGAGGAATGCAAAACTTATTTAACGGATCCTGTTTCTTGGAATCAGTATAGCGAAATTATTACGGATTGGTGGAGGAACGAAGGTCTGCCTCTAATTTATGGAGCCAGAGACGAAACTTGGGACATTGACCAGCCTTATTCTTACACTGAAATGATGTACTGGAAAGATAACCCCGGAGACAGACCGTTGCACTTCCCAAAAGTGTTTGACGCTCAAGAAATTTACAAAAAGAACAAAGACCTGGTTTACGAGTCCACTGGTACTCGAAAATTTGATGTGCAAATGTTCACTTACAGTGGTGAAACTAACGAGGAGGTAGCAGCATGAAGACGAAAGCCTTGAGAAAAATCGACTACCTTGTTGAAAAAGCGGGAGTAGGCATGGTGCAAACCGTAGAAAAGTGTTACAACAACTATTTGGAGAACCCCAACCAGAGCAATGCAAAAAAGTATGTTCTTTGGCGTTTGAGGCTTCACAGAAAAGTGAAGAATGATCGGTCAATCTTAGACCCGATTAACGAAGCCCGTAACCTAGGGTTGTATGATTCCAACCCGGGGGAAACTTGCTGGGATTACAATTTTGAGTAAAGGGTAAAACTTTTTATATCGAGAATAGTAGAATGACTCCTCGTGCCGTTTTAATGACACAAGCTGTCACCGCTGCGGGAGTACCTGCAGAACAAGGAAACATTCTGGCCCCCAATTGGCGTTCTTGGCAGAACAACAACTACTCCTATTACACTCGGGGGCCTGCGCAGGGGTTTGGAACCAAATTTATGTATTCCGTCCATAGTTTCCCTGGGGGCGAACCTGCTTGGGCTCAACCCCCTCACCGCATGTTCGGCAAAGGGTTTAGTGCTGCGCTTTACCCGGTTGCAGACAGTACAGTCGCACCTCCCATCGACACCCTGAGCTGATTTACTGCTCTAAAAAACACTATAATAAATACACAAACTTATCGTTCTATGGCACTCAGAATCACAGAACTAGGATACCCAGTTATTTCAGACGATCTGCACGACAAGATCTTCGGGCAGGAAAAACTCAAGGGTATGTCTCGAACAGAAATTCAAAAGGCGAAAGGTCTTCTGAAAAATTTCGGGATTAGTACGCCTGTTGATTACCCTGATAATCTGTACAACGGAGAACTTCCGCTGCCAGATTTGAAGGGTAATTCACTAAAAGAGCATTTTGAAACTATCGCTGCAAATCAAGTAGGTCGGTATAAAGACCTTGGCGACAAGTTTGCTAGTTGTGAGCTTCCAGAACTACCGCCACCAGAAGAGTTTATCCTGGAGAGCGGTTGGATTCGGTATGAGAAAGTAAAAGGGAAATGGAAAACTAAAAAAGTTCCTTACCCCGAGGAAGAAGTATTTACATTTGACACCGAAACTTATGTGCATGGCGGTGCTTTCCCAATTATCGGAACCGCTTTGTCACCAAAGGCAGCTTACGTTTGGCTGGCTGCAGAGCTAATTGACCCAACGATTCCAGAAGACAAGTGGGAACAACACGGGTTGATTCCAGTTGGGCGACAACGGTTTATTGCTGGTCATAATATTTCGTACGACCGTGTTCGGGCCAGGGAAGGGTATTCCCTTGAAAACACCGAGCCAGAGAATTTCTATTTTGACACATTGTCGGCACACATCGGTGTTTCCGGTCTTGCCGGGGGTCAACGCTGGCTATATGTGCTGGCAGGTAAAGACCCTGAGGATCTAACTGAAGAAGAAAAGAGAAAACTCCGGTACGCCCCGAAGTGGCTCGATAAAGGTGCGACGAACTCTCTGGTTCAATGTTATAACTTTCATGTAGCAGCCGTTAGAAAATACTTCGGAGAAAATGTTACCGAGCTGGGAGACAGCGATAAAAAGGTTCGCGATATTTTCGTAAAAGCGACACATCTAAGTCAAATTCGGCAGATGCTAACACAGGCTCTCGATTACGCCTTGAAGGACGCTTTTTACACCGCCGAACTTTTCCAGGCAATATGGCCCAAGTACCTAAACTCTACACCTTCAATGGTTGCCTTGTGCGGTCATTATCACCTCAACGGTTCTGTTATTCCTCTGGTCCCTGATTGGGAGGAGTGGATTCAAAATGTAGAGAGGGTGTTTCAAGAGCACAACGAGGAAATGACCCAGCTCTGTAGGGACCTTGTTTGGCAAAATTATGAAACATGGAAGGAATCCGAAAACAAAGAAGAATTTGAGGTTCGGGACCCTTGGCTGAGCCAATTGAATTGGGAAGTGAAGACTCAAAAAGGTAAATATGCCGGAGTTCCTAACTGGGTTCGTCCTTTTATTAAAGACCCGGAAACCCACATTGGTGTGAAATCGATCCTCTCACACTTGATGCTTAAGCTCAAGTATGAAGGTAGCCCAATGATCTTTACAGAAAACGACGGTTGGTGCTACCACGATGAAGAGGGAAAACTTCAAAAAATACCTCATCCAAAAGGTGCGGGAGATAACGTCGGCGGTGTATTAAGTAAAGACTTCGTTGACGACATGGCTGTTGGTAGGTTGTCTAGTGACCTGCCAGAAGCCAAAAGAGCCCTGGAGATCGCGAATGCCGTTTCTTACTGGACCTCGGTTCGCAAGCGGGTTATGGACAGAATTTTCCTTCCTGCTCATAATCCCCATGGGGCCGATGCTCTGGTTACTCTTCCAGAGATCCTGTGTCACGGTACGGTAACTAGAAGGACTGTTGAATCCCTTATGGTTACCATGTGTTCCACCAAAAATTGGCGCATTGGCACTGAGCTTAAATCTCGGGTGCAGGCACCGGATGGCTGGAAAATTGTTGGCGCTGACTTTGATGGCCAGGAAATGCAGATTGCTTCAATCTACAGCGACAAGTGGGAAGGGGGCCACGTTGGTTGTTCACCTTTCGGGCACAATGTGTTGTCAGGCTCTAAGGAAGCGGGTACGGATCCTCACTCTGCACTTGCGAAACTCGCGGGCGTAGACCGTGACACTGCTAAAATTGCCGGTTTCGCCGTGCTTTACGGTGCTGGCGTTCGTGCGGTTCAAACTTATATTCGTCGAAAGTACCCTGAGAAATCCCCTACGGAAGTCAAAAATTTCGCTTACCGGATTCTGGAAGGCAAAAAAGGTCGTATGACACAAGGTTTATACGAAGGTGGTTCTGACTCGGGTTGTTTTAACTTTATGGAACAGATTGCAATGCGGTCTAAAATTCCTACCCTCCCTTGCTTAGGCACCAAAATCTCTACAGCAATGAGACCTTCGGCAGTGGGAGACGACTTTAAAACCTCAAGGGTTAATTGGACCATTCAATCTTCTGGTGCAGAAATTCTTGCAATCTTTTTGACGACGGTCCATTGGCTTGTTAAAGAATATAAGGTTCCTGCTCGGTTTATTCTAAGCATTCATGACGAAGTGTGGTTCATGACCCCTGATAAATATGCAGAACAATTTGCAGTTTTATTTCAAATTGCCCACATGTATACTTGGAGTCTGTTTCATTCGTCGGTGGGTATTCCCGAATTGCCTTTGTCTCGAGCATTTTTCTCGAGCGTAGCGATTGACAACCGCCTTCGCAAGTCTCCCAAAGAAAAGACAGTCACTCTGTCAAATCCCCAAGGAGCTAAGGAACCCCCGGGAGTTGAGTATTCTATGCAAGAATTGTCGGAACAAGGGTTCATCGACAAACTCAAAACTCGTTACACTGCTATTCAAAAAGGACTAATTAAATGAAAAAGTTTAAAAAATCTCGAGTTGTTTACGCTTCTCTCTCGGTAATTGTAGGACCCAAAAGCGGATACGAATATTACCTGGTAACTCCTTACGATAAAAAAGGAAGGGAAATTCCTTCCTCGGTAAATTGTGCCTACAATGCCGCTTACTTCGAGTCAGAAGAGGCTATGCTGATGTCTGAGGCTTTGTAATGCCTTTTCCACTTCCATTAGATCCTGATTATCGCAAGGGTTTAGTACGGGATTGGATACAAGACGTTGCTGATCGCATCGAAAAAGATATCGACTCTGCAAACCTTAGTTGGAAAATTGCCAACGATATTTACCTTAGCCTCCCTCCGGGAGAAGGTAGTGAGGAACTAGAGTCCGCTTTGATGCTCTCACGGGTAAAACTTGATCAACAGTAAACAAGCAAATTATGCGCACTATTTCTGACGACTCGGTTCAAACTACGCCGGCAAACAAAAAAGAACAAAAACACAATCTGCAAACTTTCTCAACTATTTTGTCAGACGGCCGGCATATTACAATTCGTGAGATGACTGGTCGCGACCTAATTTTCATGGAGAAAGATCTTTCGAAAGCGGGTGACGTCGAGAAAGGTATGAAAATTATCGAAAGGTTGATTGTTGGGGAAGACAAAATTACATACGACGAAATTTTGGACCTCGGTGTTCGCGACTTCAAAAAACTGAGCGACCTTGTGGCTCAAGCCAGCGGTGGAGACGAAGAAGACCCAAACTAACTGTGGATGACCAGGAAGACTTCACTTTTTTGGTAACAGTTGAAGGGTACCCTTCTGTATTACTGCGGGAAATTTGCCCCAAAGATTTCTACCTGGCTCAAATTTTACGTCAAAACGAGCAAAACCAGTTCCCGATCTTTCTCAGGCTAATACTATCAAAGGAAGAATTCAACGAGCTACCTATAAAACCTTGCCGAGCTATCTTAAACTGGGCAATGAACAATTTACTGAATGAAACTGTTTTTACAGTGGAAAATTGGTTAGAAGTTGGATTTCATTTGTGTAAGCAACGTTGGGACTCGACAATGGATTGGTTAGAATCTCAGCCAATAAGTAAAATTCTTACCATGATTGAGATTCAAAAAAACTTTGTCGACAGCCAAGAATCTGAAATGAAGAAAGCCTCGAAAAAGAAAAAGTGATCAGTTTTAAACTCAAAAAATTACCTAAGGTAAACTTAAATTGGTGGCCCAAGACACAACGTCAATGGGCCCCAATTCTCGCATCTGATCAACAACCGTTTTGGCGCCAAGAGTCTGATCCAACTACTGGTCGTCCATGGCAATCGCTGAGCCCTGGTTACGCAGTTCAGAAATTAAAACGGTGGCCAGGAGCATCAATCCTACGCGCAAGCGGGGATATGCAAGACTCCATGAAAATAGTTCCAAAAGGCGAGGGATTTAATGTAACCTCTAAATTTTACGGAGTTTATCATCAAAATGGGACATCTAAAATGTCCGCTCGCCCTTGGGTGGGAATTCCTTCCACCTCCTTGCAAAAACTCCCCGCAATAGCTTGGGGGAATATACTCTCTACACGTTAACCATGGCAACACGTTCTAACACCTCAAAACCAATGGCTTCAAAAGCTCAAACTCCCCCAATCGTAAAAAGCGATGAAACAGTAGCCCCGGCAAACTTCGAAGTTAAAAAGACGAGTGAAGCTGCAGAAGTGGCTGCAGAGCCTACTGAAAAAGTTGTCGTTGAGACCAGCGTCATGAAAAAGCTGGGCAAGAAAACTGACAATGACAACCTGTTTGTCCCTACAAACCCGGTCGAACTTGAGAAAGCCGCTTCTCAAATTGCTAAAGAAAACGGATTTGAACTAAATCGAGGCACTTCTATCGGAGCTCGCCTTATTGCCAAATCACGTAATATGGCCTAATTATGAACGCTTTTCCGTTTCAACAGGATTACACCTGGCGTAAGCTAGGTTTTCTACTATACTATAACTCTGTTAACTATCGACAGGTTTTAGAAGAAAACCCTCAATGGTCGGTCATTAATTTACCACCAATTGGCGCTCAGATGCGGTCTGACGCAGGCACCCAGGCTCGTTCTGGGTTAAGCCAAGCTTCGTTTATCTATACAACCGGAACGGAATCTAGCGATGACGGTTTTTTCCCATACGGATCTAGAGAAGAATACATTAAATCTTTAGTTAGATACACTCCGAGTGCTATAGATCAACTTAACAAAATCAACGGATACACTGCCGATACAGAGGAAGCACAGACCGGGAACACGGGTAAAATAAAGTAGCATGTAAGTGCCTCGGTAAGCGATCCTACGGGAACCACGGAGGAGTCCTTCCTCGCCTCCATCGCGAATCGATATAAAGAGGATTTGTTTTTAAATAAAATGGCTACTTTTTCTCTCGGCAACAGCGCTATTGTTCCTGGCGCCCCTGGCGTTTACATTAATGAGCGCCCAGGTATTTTAGGAACTCCTGCTATTGCTCCCTTCAGCACAACTTATATGTTGGTTGAGGTTGAGGATAGCGTTCCTGTAACGGTTTTTCCTTTTAACACGCCGGTTGCAGTTACCAGCATCAACGACTATAAAGTTCTTCTTGGCGGCAGTATTCCCCAAGACCGTATTGCCCTTCTTAGCTACAACTGCGTTCAAGAATTTTTCTTAAACGCTCAAGTCGGGGATCTTCGCGTAGTGCGGGTTGGCACTCCCGCAGAAGTGGTTGAGATCGAACTGCTGTCTTCTGGAACTAAAATCAACAGCACAGGCACTCCTTCAGCCTTGATGGCCGGGGACGTTGTGTACGCTCAGATTATCGTTAATGGTATTCCTCTAGTGTCTGGTAACAACAGCACTGGGTACAGTTCCAACGGTGAGTGGCTTGGTGTTCCTGTTAACATTCCTGTTAATTACATCGCTGGAGACGCGGCTAACAACCGCAAAATTTCTGCCGCCGTTGTCAAAGCTGTGGCAGAAGCTATGCAATCGAACCCTAGCGTTAGCAGCTCGGTGTACGTGCGTAGCTATGGCATGCTCAACGACTTGGATCCAGTCAAGTACGCTAACTCTCAGAATGCTTACGTTACAATCTCTTCCGCTACTTGGGGAGGGAATGTTTCTGTTGTGACCCAGGTTGACCCCGTGGGACAAACTGCAGTGTTCATGCAAAACACCTACAGTGTTGATAACATTGTGGGGCAAGGAGACATTGCAAAAGTTCCTCAAGACTATATTCAGTGCATTAGCACTGCTTTCGACGGTCAGCAAGACCAAGGGTACTTGATCACTCCTACTGCCTACGCTCAGTTCGACGTGGAAGGAAGGTCGGCCATTGGAGCTGCCGCTGCTGCTCATTGTGCTAACAACAGTTACAAGTGGATGGCGATTGCTGATCCCGGCCCTTACAACGTAACTGATGTTAATAAGTACAATCAGTTTACTCCTCATAAAGCTGCTGAAGACCTGGAGACAAACCAAAAGTACCTGGTAGACAACGCCATTTACACGTGGACAGGTGCTACAGTTACCCATCCCCGTCTCAATTATCAAGAGCTGAAGTTCGGTGTTTCTCCTGAAACAGCGGTCACAGAATCTACCAACACTGTTTCTCCTGGAACAAAAATTGGTATTCTTGATTCCGGGGTCTACATTGCCAATGTGGACAATGGTGCTGTTGGCCGTATCTTGTTTAACAATTCCAATTATTGGCCTGTAGACAAGAAAATTCAAAAGGTGAACGTTACAGGTGCAGAGGATGCAACCAATCCGTTCCATGCTATCAACGGTAAATCCGTTTATCTGATTGCTCCTAAATTTGATGAGAAAAATTTTGGAGATTACAATCTAAATTATGCCTTTATTGCTTTGACTCCGGCTGAAGCAGCTATTGTTCTTCGTTCTGTTGAACTGCTAGGTGGTTCGAGCGCAGTCACTACACTGCCTACCGGTGCTGTTGCTTTCCCGAGTGGAAGTGGAGCCTGTGAAATCAGTTACGAAACCCCAGCATGGGATTTTGAGGTTTTAATTAACGGTCAATCCTCAGACCTGATTCAAAGCGTATCGGATTCGGTTGTGGGTGTCAACACCTTGCACCTTCCTGCAACGCTTCAAAGTTCAACAACTAACTACCGTTTGAGCTTCCAGAGTCGTACAATTTATGATCCTAAAGTTTCCATTACTTCTTCTACGTCTCCTGGACTTGCTGGCGTTGCCGTAATTAACTGTGTCGATCACGGCCTTACGGATGGACAAAAAGTCTACTTCACGCAACCTGTTACAGCAGGGGGAATTGACATTTTTAAAGCTACCACAAAAGCTGTAACCTTCGACTATTTTGTGAAACAGCTGTCTGTCGATAGTTTTGTACTGTCAACAAGCCTGACTGCTCTAAATGCCGGTAGTTACGTTCTGTTCCCTTCAGCTCCTATTGTTTCCAGCCCGACTATTTTTTACACGAATGTTCTCGGTGGAAGCGAAACAGCTGTTAACCTTACTGAACTTACTAACATTCCTTTCCTACGTGGACGTAAGTACGGATTCGCTAGCGGTACGATTGACAACATTGCTGGAGACTCTAAAGTCGCTCCTGCTCCTTCGCTGACTGCTCCTAAAGTTAGCATCCGGTTAAATAACAGCGCCCAAGTTCTTGGTAAGGGTCAAATCTCTGCCTGGGGTGAAAACACCACGGCTGGTTACCTGCCAGAACTCAAACTGGTTGATCCTGGTGACGAAACCGCTTTCGTGGAAAACTTCTATTGCGTTCCTACTACAAAGCAAAGTTTCTCCACAGAAGCTTATCTGGTTCCCTCCCTGCAAGCCATTCCGGGTGGTGATTATAATGCCGGTGGTGGTCCGGCCGTGGGTCCTCTGCAATCGCTAACCGTTACAAACGGTGGTACCGGTGGTACTGACGGACAGTACGTTAGCGTACCTGTTGTGACCAAGACTGGCCTCGGTCAAAATGCTACCGTAACTGTTACTGTTACTGGCGGTGTTGTTAGCAACGTTACTGTTGTTGCCGGTGGAAGTGGTTACGCGATTGGCGATCAACTTGAGTTGAATTCCGCTTCAATCGGAGGATGCGTCGGATTCGAAGCCGATGTTGCCGGGATTGCTCTGGCTTCAAATGGTACATTAGCTAATGTAACTCCTTATGTCTTAGCAACGGGCTTAAGCAATGGTTCAACCGCTGATGCTGTTCAAGCTTCGCGCTCTAAGCTGGTTGGTGTTTATTTCAATGTAACCAGCGACGGTCTGGCTCCTGACGACAAGACAAACGTTGCTAAAGGCGATAGACTTGCTGCTGTTTCTGACGGTGTAGCAGTGACTTGGATGGTTGTAAAACCGGACGCTGTTGGACAAGACGAAAACATTATTGCTGCAGGTCAGCCTTGCTACGGCGCAACCGTAGAAATCTCGTTCCTGCCTGAGCAAACTCCTCCTGCAAACCTCTGGAGGTTTGATGCTGTTACCTCGACCAACATCATTGACGAAGCTCTGAGAGGGGTCGGATTTAATGGTGTGCCTCAAGCAGTGTTCGTAGAAGCCGGTGTTGATAACGTTACTCGTCTCCTGGAAGACAGCCAACGTTACGAGCATCCCCTTGGATTTATTGCCTACTATGGTCCTTACATCCAAAATGCCGGTGGGCAGTGGATTCCTCCCTCGCCTTACGTTACCGGGGTTGCAATTCGTCGTTACCGTTCCGAAGGTTACCAATTCCCGCCTGCTGGCGCTAAATACCAGCTCTCGGATGCCGTAGCGGCTCAGATTCCGATCAACTCTGCTCAGCAGAACTTGCTGAATCCGAAGGGTTGTAACGCTATCCGTAACCTGCCTGGGTACCCCCTAAATTCAATCTTTATTTGGGGTGGTCGTACTCGTATCAACGAAGCCGATGCTCAGCAGCGTCTGTACCAGTTCGTAAACACCCGCGTTATTCTGAACGTGGTTTACGGCTCGCTTCGTAATGCCTTCGATAACCAGATCTTTAACGTTGTCGACGGTTTCGGTGTGGTTTACAACCAGATCGTTAACGTTGGTAACAGCGTTCTAAACGAACTGTACGTCAAAGGTGCTCTGTTCGGGGCACGTCCTTCAGATGCCTTCCAAGTCATCTGCGACGAGCGAATTAACAATTCCATGAACCTGGAGAGTGGAGTTGTCAATGCTAAGGTGTTTGTAACTCCTGTTCCAACACTGGAAAGGATTCAGATCGACCTTATTCGCGTTGCCATCGGCCAAATGCAGAAAGAACTAGACCTGCAAGGTCTTGGTACAGGTAATCGTTGACTTTTTGGAGAGCTAAATGACTGAGGAACTATTACTACAAGTTCCGCTCTCTCTTCTTTTCTCGTTAAAAAAGCAAGCAACACGGCAGGGGGTTTCTTTAGAGGCTCTCTGCCTTTCCCTTCTATCTGAATCTTCCGACGAAGGCGATCTTATAGATCCTTCTTTTTATCCTTCGTTAAACCACGGAATTTTAAGGTCAGAAATTGCTAAAGTTATTGAAAGTTCTTTACCACAAGAAGAGATTAAGCGTAGAGTAAATCATCTTGAACTTCAAATATCTAGGAGATATATACGCTAATGACTGAAACAAGTGCTTCCATTATTCGCGGTTTAACCTACCCTTTAACCATAGCTAACGGTAACCTTGCCGTAAGTGTTGATGCGGATTTAATCGCCCAACAGATTCGGAGTGTGGTAGAAACCCGGTACTACGAAAGAGTGATGCGTGCAGATTACGGTATTGGTGACTATGTGCTTGAAGTTTTAGACCCTGGTTTAATTAACTCTGCCATACAAAACTCTATAACGCTGAATGTTCCTGGTCTAAGCGGTTTAAGTGTTTTGGGAGATTGGCAAACCGGGGGTGATGATGGAGTCTACAAAGTTTTGATCCAGTACGAAATTAACAGTGTTCCTCAACCTCCTTTACGGTTCACACTTGCAAGTTAGGCTTAGGGTAAAATTTTATTATAAACGCTGTTGTCGTGTGATTACTTACGCCGCGATAAATTTAATCAACGAAGAACTTAAAAATAGGAGCAACCTTGACCTCAAGGGGAGAAGCTAGTAATGGCAAAAAGATTTAAAGTTGCTCCTGTCCCCTCAGGTGAAGTTGCTCGTTACACGAGTGACCCGTATAACCTTTCGTCGATCTACATGTTTGGATCGTCGAGCCCATTTACAGGGCAAGGTAATACAATTGTTCGTCCTTCGGATGATTTGCTTCTCTCTAAGGGCGGGAACCGTGCTTTATCGGTATATCAAAGATTGCTCTTAGACGAACATGTCCAAGGGTGTTTTGCTAAACTGATGCAAGAAGTAACAGCAAGACCCTGGTATGTACAGGAGCATTCGGATAAACCCGGGGACTTAGCAGTTAGAGACTACGTAGCTGAGGTTCTTTCTGAACTTCCTATAGACGATATTTATAAAGGCATGGCTGAATGCCTAATTACCGGCTTTTCGGTGGCTGAGGTAATGTGGAAAAAATCTAAAAGGGGAGTGATTCCTTTCGACGTTCGTATGAGAGATCAACGTCGGTTTGTGTTTCAAGAGATGGAAGAAGCTCAAACCGGTTTTACGATGCGTTGCCTAACTTTTAACCGAATGTTTGAGGGTGTTGAGCTACCTCAAAGGAAATTTATTATTAATCGCCACTACACCTCTCACAATGGTGACCCGTATGGAGCCGGACTAGGAAGGATTTTGTATCCTTTGGTGAAATTCAGAAGAAGAGCGATTGAATCTTACGTGTTGTATGGAGACAGGTACGCAACTCCCACAGCTGTGGCAAAAGCTCCGTTAAGTGCAAGCACGAAAGAGTTAGACACATTGTACGACCATCTGTCTAACTTATCTCAAGAAACGGCAATGATTCTGCCTGAGGGTTATGAACTTGATTTTGTAACTCCCTCTGGTAGCCCAGATGTTTTCAAAAACTTGATTGATTACATTGACAAGGAAATTAGTACTCTTGTGTGCGGAGAAAACGAGGCAGGCCAAGCAGAAGCAGGGTCTCGTGCGTCTTCTCAAGTTGCCAATCTAGTTAGGGTTGTTAAAGCTTCAGAGATGTCAGAAATGATTTCTCACACTCTAACAAAAACTCTAATTCGCTGGATTGTTGACTTAAACTATGGCACAGATGTGGCTTGTCCGGAGCTCACACGTGAATTCCGTATTGAAGAGTCTCCTCTCACGATGCCAGACGTTTCTCTTCTTATTCAGTCTGGATTTACACCTAGAAAAGAATGGATCGAGAGACACTTCCGAGTGGAACTACACGACAAAGAAGATTCTTCTTCAGAGCCTGGAACCAACTCAGAAGTTTACAACCCTGAAACCGACCAAGATTTATACGCTCAAATCTTTGGTGACGATTCTGGGTCAGGAGAATCTATGCCCACCGAGGAAGATATCGCAAATCTCCCTGAAGCGCCAGAAGGAGAAGAAACGTTATCTCCTGAGGAAGCGGGTGTAGGGTAAAATTATTCACAGGGTTTTTTATAAAAGTGTTCACAAAAAGAGTTCACGTATTTAAAGCAGGTTCTCAAACTTCTGCTCAAGGAGTACAACGGGAGTTCACTCCTGACGACCTTGACCAGGTTGTTGAGAGTTATGACCCTTCTATCCATGAAGCTCCTTTGGTGATCGGACACCAAGGTGATAACGATAGCTTGCCATCTTATGGGTGGATCAAGAAATTTGTTAGACAGGGAGAAAATTTGTATGCCGACGTGGCTTTCACGGATACGGCAAAAGATTTAGTAAAAGATGGTCACTATCGCAAGGTTTCGATCTCCTTTTACTCCCCAGATTCCCCTATTAACCCTCATGGAAAGAAATGGAGTGCTCGACACCTAGCGTTGTTAGGTGCCGCGCCGCCGGCAGTCAAAGGTTTAGAACCTTTTTCTTTCTCGGAAGAGAATGGGGTTTTGAATTTTTCGGCTTCACTTTCGCTAGAGGGGCTTTTCGATGAAGAGCTAGGACCCACAATGAATGTGGAAAATAGTCCTCTAGAAATGCTAAAAGCCAAACTTGACCAAGTAAGGCAAGATCTATCTTCCGAATCCCAAGGTAAAACTAACCCGGAAGATAATCAAAATTCTCCCTCACCAGAGGGGGAGGAAACTGAAACGGAAAAACAACCCGAAGAAAAATTCTCCGAAATTGCTCAGCAAACGGCTGAACTTGAAGACAATCTCCCAGAGGACCAATTTATGGAAGAAGGAAAAATCAGCCGAAAGCGTGCCAAAGGCGCTCACGGCCAGGATGTTCAAGTTGTGGAAGAACTCCATAACGAGGCAGAAGAGGATGCAGTGGAAATTGCTGCTTCCCACGGCGAAATGCCTGAAGCCTTTAAGAAAAAAGCCAATGCCAAAGAGATGGCAATGGACGATGATGAAGAAGATGAAGAATCTTCTGCAGATCATTCCGAGAATTTAGAATTCGACGAAGTCTCTTACAAAACCGCAAAAGGCGGAAAAGTTTCTTTCGGTAAAAAGAAAGAAAGTAGCGACTCAGATCGTTCTGGTCGTATGGAAACAGCCAGAAACGATGTGGACGGATACGGCAACCGTATGCGTACCGGCAAAGCTGGTGCCGATGGTGAAACTGGTCGTCTTACCGATGCTGAGTCTGCCGAGCAAGATCAAGACCGTCTGAACACAGCCAAAAACGGCAGTCAAGACGCAGACCGCGTCAAACTTGCTAAATCTTCGGAAAATTCGGACGATCGGGAAGAAAGGTGGGCTGGTCAAGCCGACGGCTATGACAAAGTTCATAATAATGACCAATACGATCTGGCCAAAGGCGATTACCCTGAGCCCAACCAACCCGGTGATGCATCAGGTAGCGACCCTGCCGGTCGTTCAGAAGGTCCTACCAAAGTTCCTACCGAAACCGAAGAAACACCCGACGACACTGTGTTTGCCACTCAAGTTACCAATGTAATGAGTGACAAAGATATGAGGGTCCTACGTCAGAAGAGCAGCGATGGACGGGCTCCTGTAAAAGGTGGTGCCATCAACCACGCTGAAAAATCAGAGAAAAAGTCCAAAGAAAAACAGTTGAGCGGTGATTTCGACAAAGTCGACGAAGCTGCCCAAATCACAGGCCCTGCTGGAGTGTTCTCGGAAGAGCATGCCGAAGGTAAAAAGAAAGACCCTTACACCAAGACTGGTTTTGGTTCGACTTACGAAGAGGGCGAAGGGATCGAAGAGTCACAAGATGACGACGATTACAGTGAAACTGACGACTTCTGCGGGATGGACAACTATGGCATGGGCTCCATGAGCCAGGCACGCCCAATGGGTGAAGCTCAAATGTACATGGAAGAAATCAAAAAACTAAAGGCAGAGCACGCTGAACTACAGCGGCTTTACAGCGAAGAAAAGCGAATGGCTCGTAAAGAGAAAATCGCTTCATTCGTTGATAGCCTTTATAGCGAAGGTCGTCTAACTGATGGCGTTATCCCCGAGCAAGAACTTATTTCTTACTGCGAAGGTTTAGAGTTCGGAACCCTAGAATTCTCCGAAGGTGAAACCCCTGCAACCAAGTTAATGGGTATTCTTGCAAAACTGCCTCCCATGGTTACCTATGGTGAAGTGGTTCAAGGTGGAACTTTCCAGTTCTCTGAAGAAGATCTTGACCCCCATACTAAAGCTCTGCGTCTTGTGGAATCGGAAGGAATCGACTACGTCGAAGCCCTGAAGAAAACTATGTACAGCTGAATGTGAAATGGATATCCTCTCTATCATAGGTTCAGTTACAAAACGTAGAGAGGATTATTTCACTCAAGCAGAGCAACTTTCAAAAAAGTGCCCTACAGAGTCTAAATTAGAGTCTAGAATGGCAGAGGAATCTAAAACTCTCGTCAAAGGTCTTCGAGACAAATTATTTCGTTTCGAAGAATACGAGCGTTCAATGGTTGATAAAACTTTAACCTCTGCCTTAGCAGCCGTTTACCTGGGTTCGAAAAGTTCCAGGCCAAAGGAAAAGATGAAAAAAGCATGGCCCATTATTGTGGGCAACGTGCTTCCGCCTTTAGTTCAATTCCTGGCCGAAACGAAAACTTACCTAGATAACAACACTCTGCGCCAAGGGGACAAAACACTTGAATTCGAAGAGCTTTCTGAGATTGACCTTGACCTTCTTGAAAATTACGAGAGTCAGGGCGTGCAGGAAGCAACGAAGAATAAAGCGATCGGGCAGACTTGGCCTGGTCTATACAGCAGGGTTCAACGTTATTTATCAACACCTGTATATTCTTACTACCACTTAGGCGATTATTTTGTCAAAGAGGAGCAAGGGTTTAAGGAAATGAGAAGAATACCTAGAGCAGATCAGAAAGTTTGCCCTGATTGCTTAGATTACGGGAAACTCGGATGGGTGCCCCTAGGGCAACTTCCAATGCCCGGCCAAGATTGCCGGTGCTACGATCGTTGCCGTTGCCAAGTTCAGTACCGCTAAGGGTAAAATTTACGAATAAGACTAAACAACAAAAGGTCTAGCAATTGCCTGCCTTCCGGCATGTGCATGACAAACTACCTCGACTTTGTCGAAAATTTTGAAGTCCATTTATTAAAGTATAAAACATGGCGACTAACGCTGCTCCCGTATACGGCAAACAATACATCCGTCTTGCCGAGACTTTCGAAGCTGCCCAGAACACCCAAGGTGGTGCTGTTGGTACCGTCGAAATTGGCGAATATTGCTGCGTAGCTTACGCTACATACGCTGGCCCGATGGTTTGCGCTCCCCCGAACGCTTTCACCACCGCTCCTACCGACGTGCTCGGTGTTAACCAGGCTTACATTCCTACCGCCCTGGCTGAGCCTTACACCGCTCGCCAAGCTAGCGTAGCTACCTCAGGTCTGCTGCTTGTTGCCCAAGACCCCACTGCCCCTTTCCAGGCTGGCGATCTGAACGCTCAACTCGCAATCAACGGTAAAGGCCAAGCTGCTAAGAATGGCACTGAAGTGACCATTGATGGTAGCACCCCCTTGATCCGTGAAGTGGTCGCCATTGGTGGCCGCAGTTTTGTGGTTGTTTCTATCTGAGTAAATTAACCGGGAAGGGCATCCGTAAGGTGTAAGTCCCACCCTGGTTGCAACCATTTGAAGACAAAATTATTTTCGGAGAATCCCTCCCATGATGAATCTCTCGCAAACCTATGCGGGTGTAGATCCGATTCTGACTACACTGGCTCAAGGTTTCATGCTGCCGGCGACCAATATCGCCAACTTTATTGCTCCCGTTGTTGATACCCCGACTCGTGCTGGCCGGATCCTGCGCTTCGGTAAGGAACAGTTCGCTATCAACGACTTCCGTCGTGCTTACGGCACCAATATTCCTTACGTTCAAAGCCGTTTTGATGCTGAGCCTTATGCGCTCGAGCAAGAAGTCGTGGCTTGGGAACTGCCGGAAGAAGTCATTGAGAACGCTGGCGAAGGTCCTGCTCAGGTTGATCTGCGTGCGATTGAAACCCGCAACGCCATGAGCCGCCTGATGAACGCTTACGAGTACACCGTGAGCCAGGCTGTGACCGTTACCGGTTCTTACAACCCTTATGAGCCTTACAATGGTACTCCCGGCAGCCAGACTGGCCTGGGCTTTACCAACTGGGCTGCTTTCCAAACTGCCTACGGTTCTGCTGGCGGCCCTGCTGCTTGGTCTTCAGGTTCTTCAAACCCGATTGAAGACGTGCTGACCCTAAAGCGTGCTGTTGCTAACCAGATCGGTATCCGCCCCAACTCGATGGTTGTCGGTACCGCCGTGTTTGACCAACTGCTGACCAACCAGGCGATCCTTGAGCGCATCAAGTACACCACCGCTGACAGCATCGACACCGACATGCTCGCCCGCTACTTCGGTCTCGAGCGCGGTCTGCGCGTGGCTGAGGGTCGTTATCTGGCCACCGATGGTAGCCTGCAGCCCGTGTTCCCTGAGAACGGCGTTCTGCTGTTCTACAGCCCGAATGGCCCTTCGGATTCGGTTATGCCTGCTGGTGGTGCTAACGCTGCTACCCCTGCCTTCGCTTACACCTATCAGCTGACTGGTACCCCTGCTGTTCGCCCCGAGTACTACATTCGTGAGCGTCGCGTGGTTCGTGCTGAAATCACGGTTGAGCGTGTTGTTAACCTGGTTGGCCTTGGTGCCTCTGGTCTTATCGGTTCTGGCGCTATGATCACCAACATTCTTGGTTGATCCAAGAATACTAAGGAGGTGTCATCATGGCTATTTTAAGACCGATCACCAAAGCGCAATACGAAGTCTCGTTTGCTTCTGGTGGTGGAACAACTTTTACTTCGGTTTTCACGAAGTTTAGTGGAGTTAACGACTCCTCGGACACAAGCACCTACGCCAACGGTACAGGAAACCGTCTCTACCACGTTGTCGGTCCTCGCACCGCTGACAATGTGACTCTGACGGCCCCTTACGATCCTACAATTTTCAAAGCTCTTGAGCTGTTTTGGTTGAACTATAACTGCGAATACATTACTGTTACTGTTACACCACGTGACTGTAGCGGTAAAGGCTCCGAGCCCTCTGCCGGAGGCCAATACCTGATGTATGAATGTCGTTTTGTTTCGATCACAACCGGTGAAGTGGATCGCGAATCTGGTGATGTGCAAGAAATTGAAATTGAGATGACGGTAAATTACTGGGACAGAGTTTAATCTGTTTACTCAATCAATCACTAATTATAATGCCTCCTATACGGGGGCATTTTTTATACCTATGGCTCGCAAAATTTTTATTCAAATCATCGTTGCATTATTAACATCCGTAAGTGTTAGTATTCCTGCGCTCGCAAACGGAGAAAATACAGCATTTAGAAAAGATTTTAACTCTCTGACAGAGCAAGAAATTAACGAATACCGAAGAGTTGTTAGCTCAATGAAGGCTTTGCCTGAGACAGACCCTCGTAGTTGGCGTTGGTTCTCCGGAATACATCATTACTACACCACGGATGATGTGAAAAATATGCAAGATGTATCGAAAAAAGATAAGAAAGAAATGATGCCTTATACGCTTGTGCCCAATGAAACAGTAAAAGTTAAGAATGCTTGGAACCAGTGCCATCAATATCACCCAGATAAGCTTTTCTTACTTTGGCATCGAGTGTATCTTCATTATTTCGAGAAAGTTGCTCGCAAAGTGTCCGGACAGCCGAACTGGAGCCTACCTTACTGGAATTACACTGCGGGCACAGCAAAAGCTCGTGAGATCCCTCAAGCTTTTCGTACTCGTTTAACTAAAGATTCGTCAATTAACCCGCTCCATGCCCCCCGAAGAGCAAGTATTAACCGGGGTCATGCATTAGATGAAGACATTGTCTCTCTTTCAGCATTAGACAATTCATTATACGAGGATTTCCAATCGGCCCTAGAACACGTGCCACACAACGTTGTACACGACGCCCTCGGCAAAGAAAACGGTCTTTTGATGGGATCTATTTCCTGGGCTGCTCAGGACCCAATTTTTTGGTTACATCACGCCAACTTAGACCGCGTGTGGGAATGTTGGACAAACCGAGGTGGTGTGTTACCTACTTTCGAAGATGACGGTAGAACCTACCAGTTCACAGACGAAGACGGGTCAATAATTTCATTAACAATCCCTCAGATGCAAAATCTGGTACAGAATGTTATCAAAGTTAAATACCAATCCTACGAAGATTGTCAACGTTCTCCCTTTGAACCCAAGCTATTAGCCGCAGAGAGCGCAGATAAAAACAAAAACACCATTTCAGTTCAAACCTCTAAACCTGTTACATTAACTTCAAAACAAGTGAGTGTTTCTTTTCTTGGACCTAAAGGTCTTAGAAATACAGGTGGAATTATTCAAATAGAGAATGCAATTGTTTCTGGATACACGAGCGTTTCTTACATTGTAAGTTACAGAGCTATAGGAGATAAAGGAAATGGAATTTCTATTGGTTTTTTGAATTTCTTCGGTAAAGAAGGCAACACTCCAGACTCCGGACATGAGGGCCACCATCACCATGGAAATGCTAAACCGGTGTCTCTTGAGATTCCTTTAAGTCGCTTTGCTGAAAACAGCTTTGAGCTGGTATTCACACCTACAACCGGTGTTGAAAACGATAAAGTTGTTGGGGAGGTTCCTCCTGTCAGTATTCAAAAGATAACCGTTAAATACTACAAGTAGGGTAAAACTTTTAGAAGAAATAATCCAAGCAGGATTTATGGCAAAGACGACGTTTAGTTCTGGTGTTATAGTCACTAGTGAGTGGCTAAACGGGTCTCAAAAGATCTTTTTCGACGGACAAGACCTGGACTGGCACTACCCTCCTCTGGGTTTAAGCTCAATCAATACTGCGGGCCCTGATGGACTGGATGGCAGATACGTCACTATGCCAACGGACCAACCAACCCTTGAGCCGTACATTCTACCAGACTCTACTAAAACCTACAAATTTTCTTCCGGTTTGGATATCTCCGGGACGAAGGTTGTTACAGGTATCTGGAATTTTGGTTATGATCCAAACCCCGTCCTAAATAATCCTCGTAACGCAGTAGAGAATGCACCGAGGAGCTATATTACCAATGACAAATATACTCAAGCAAATGGGTTGCCAAACCCGACAATTTCTCAGAAGTTTGATTCACTAGATGTTTCTGATATTGTTACCAAACTAATTCTGTCAGAACTTCTTCAAAACACTCTGAGTTTGCTTGTTGTAGATAATGGTTATTACTATGTGAACGGTGGTAACTGTAATAACTATTCGACTCCAGATGTGCCCCCAGTTAGCGGCAATACCGACATCATTTGTAACCCTTGAGAGGTAAATTGTGCCAAGATACGCTCCTTTACCTGTTGTTTCTATTGACCCGCGTAACGAGGCTGAATTAGTTCAAGAAGCTTCTCAGCGTGTTTATGATGCTTCCAACCAGACTCTAAACGACTTTAGTTCGGGTAATCCCCTTGCGGCTTTAATTGAGGGTCAAGCATTCGCTCAAGGGGAATTTCTTTTCTGGGCAAACCAGTTACCTGAGAAAATCCTGCTGGAGTGGATTGGCCCTTTCCTAGGAGCCATGAGGCGTCTTGGTACTCCTTCTATCGCTCAATTAACCCTAACTATTCCTCCGTCAGACTCCCCAGTTTTTATACCTGTTGGGTCCACTTTCGCTACCGATCCTAACGCTACCGGGGGAGAAAGTATTTCATTTGTTACTACTACGGATGTAACAATACCTCCGGGCCAAATTTCTACTACAATCAGCGTAGCTAGCCAATTTGTAGGAAGAGAGTATAACGTTCCTGCCCAGTCCATTACGGATTCATCTTTCTTAACTATTCCCGGAGCAACCGTTACAAACCGGCTTCCGGCGGTGGGTGGTAGTGACGTTGAGTCTTACGATGATGTAAGAGAACGTTTTTTCACTCTGATTCGTCGTAAAAACCCTGTAAGCGGGGAAGATTGGAGTGACTTTTTTGAAGACCTTTATGGTGTCGGAACTTTAACCTCTATCCAGCCTGGGCGTCCAAGTAGACTGCCTTACAATTACGAGACAGACTATAAAAGGTCTAATGGCCAAGTTTCTTTTTTCGTTCTTGGACCTGGAGGAATTGAACTAACTCCGGAGCAATTACGAGTTGGCCAAAATGTACTAAATTTTTCAACTCCGGTCGAGTTAGAAGCACACCTATACCCAATTAGTCTGAGCGACGTTCAATATAATTTAACAGTAGAAATAGACGCTACAGGTGCTTTCGGGGGAGACACAAAAACAGCCTCGAATGATTTCAGAAATAGACTTAACAATATTCTTATCCCTGGGCGAGTATTCCCGGCAGACATCGACCCGACTGTTGGTGAAATAGATTCAGCTTTTTATTCAACTTTCGACGCTGTCGATCGCTATAAAAACCCTGGTATAGTGACCTCAGCAGCGTTCACAACTCCTGCTGAACTAACCCCTGAGGCAGCCACTTATACTCAGGTTTTGCCTTTCGAAACTTCTGATTTTCTATTAAACCCTAGGGATCTGGTATACGTTAGTCAACCAGTTAAAACGTATTACGCAGTAACGTCACCATTTACACCTACCTCTGCAGAAAAATCTAAACAAACTATTTATGACAATCTTGTACTGAAGCAAATAAAATACTTGACTCCAGGGCTATTCGCTCAAGGTGATGTTGTTTTCTGGTCTCCCGAAGTGGACGGAGATGCAGAATTGCATGTGGTTCTACAAAACGTGGCTATTAGCTCTTATGTGGAGATTCCTCAATTAATTCAATCAGGTTTGATTTCGGGAGCTAAAAGTTACAGCGAATGGAAAGTAGGGTTGATTTATTCGGATACAGTTAACGACATTTACGACCCTCAAATTATTCAGTACACTTACAGCAGCGACGAATACATTCCGCCGGCATCAAATACTTCTCAACCGGTGCCACAAGAGAAGAGACCTGGCACTCTGGTTTGGTTGGTTGCTAAAGAATTCATACTAGAGCAACCTACAGACGATTTGACTGGTGCATCTTCTGCTGGAGTCTTGAGCCCCAGCCCAGTGGAAGTGAAAATGTTTCGCAAAAACCAAACTTTTTCGGAAGGGGATTGGGTCATGACTCCTCAGATAGGGTCCGGACCTAATCCCATAGCGGACCCTTATTACAACTACATTGACCTGGAAAAAGGCGTCGTAAATAAATACGCTTACGTTAATTCTAACTTCACTTTTGTTCTCAGAGACGGTGAGACTTTGAGTGATTACTTTGACGATTTAGTCGCAAAGAAAGTTCTAAAAGAAATCATTGTTCAAAATGCAGACAAAGGTTTACCTTTAGCAAGGTACAACGCTAGATTTCAAACGGGCCAGTATTTAGAGTACAGGAGAAACACAAAAGACAAACCAGTGTACTACATTTCTGCTCAATATTTCACTCCTTTTGTAAATGACCCTGACCAATTGGTTAGGGAAGGGTTCATAGTGCCTTTGGCTACGAGTGAGACACAAGAAAACGATTTGCAACAACAAATAACCAACGGCTCTGTTAAACAACCCTCAAGAATGTTCACTTTCTTTAAGGGCGACCGAACTTTCTTCAGAGATGGCGTAAACATAACCTCATATACAGCGACCGAGAACGTAAGTCCTTTATTTGCGTTCCGGATATATGAGCAAAGCGGCATATTCGTAAAAACGGAAACGATGCAAAACGTTTCTTTTAACTCCACTGAATACATTCCGTTTTTTAACCCTGCTTATGCAAAAAATGCTGAAGACAGTATCTACGAAGAACAGACAGGAAGTTTATACAGAGTGATCAAGTCTTTCACCCCGAAGCAAATGGTGAGAAATTGGACTGAAGCCACCGTTGAAAACACTCCTCGCAACGAAGAATACGCTAAGAATCTTCTTCGTTATGTTAATATGTACTCCTGCGAAGATCCGATTCTGTCCCAACTTGGCAAAGTAACATCCGCGATAAAACTGGGTGTGGCTCAAATTACCATTATCCCTAAAAGTAAGAAGGACCGTTCCGGTTCGAACGAAAACCTTTTGTACGTTTGGGAAGCTACAGAAAGCTACACTCAAAATTCAGAGTTGTCATGGTACCCTGGTACACGGTACCCCTTTACTCCCCCTAATTACGGTCCAGGTACGCTTGCATTATGACCTTTTCTCTTCCTGCCCCGGTGGGTAAACCCCCGACAGTACAAACAAAAATCTCAGGTCGTGACACCCAAGGCAGAGTTCTATCACAACAATATATTGAAGCCACTGGACTAGAGGAACGGCCAACTGAATGGACAGGTAACGGAAGACCTATTTATAGGCGTTTACCTGCCATAGGAGAAACCTATCAAAGAGATTTTTTCGCTGAAACTGAAATTGGCTATGTTTACGTGCCTCCAGGTTTCAGTGCAGATTCTTCCAACAGTATAAAAGTTTCTACTTTTCAAGATGGTAAATTCCTTGGAGTGGGTAGTGGTAAAATTTCTTGGGAATTAGGCACAAATGAGGTCAACCCTGTAATCGTAGATTTAGAGGTTTTAGAGTTGGGTTCCGGGCGTCAGTTTGTCGGGTATGAGCTAATCGCTGATAGAGCCAGTTACTTGCAAAAAACTTTTGTTGAAAACGGTTCATTGGAAGGACAACCTCTTAACATTACTGCTGGGACAGATATTTACGGGGCTTGGCGTTTCCCTCCTGTGAATGCTTTCATTACGAGCCCTGACCGCTATTGGACCAACTATGACCCCTCATTGCCGGATCCGGTACAACTAGCTCCCGCAACTTTAGGTTGGGAAAGCCCTTATGAATCTTCCTTTAGCAGGATAGTTCTCCGCTCTCCGAAAGTGGTCAATCAAATATTCCCCATCACTGCTACTTTGTATGTGAAATTTAAAGAAGAATGGTCTGTAGCGGCCACCTCGACCGTGCAGGAAGATGCTCAAGGGCAGTATTACGAGTTTAACTTATCCAACCCCCAGTATGTGTCCGGCTGGAGAGTGGCTTGGAAAACTCCTGGCATAACTCCGTTAATTACTATCAACAAATTGGAAGTTACCGGATATTTAACGGAAAAAATTAATCCGCAGTATGCTAAAACTTATGCTTCTTTGGTGATCTACCCTGAAAATGCCATCCCAAAACAAGTAACCTCTTCTACGGGTGAACTAATTAATGCAGTGTATTGCCCTCTTGCTTTAATTGAGGTCAACGGTAATTACCAAGTGCAAGAAATTCAAGACAAACGGTTGATTACTCAAAACCCCTACTACCCTGTTGCAGATTGGTTGACAAATTACTGGGATCAAAATTTGATGGAAAATTTCTCACAAATTAATAATTACGTAAAAGATTGGATGAACCCTGAATCTGCTATGCTTAGGGAGTACGGTTCTTTAGAGAAACTTGGTATTGAGGTTGTAAAATGACAGAATTTAACCCTAAATTTGACATCTCTCAGTACGAGTTAACTGGAACCCAATCCAGCTATTATACTGCCGCTCAGTCTGAAGCTCTAGTAAAAGTTACCGACAGGGTAAATCAGCAGATAGATTGGTTGGCCCAGCTTTTGGGTTGGAACGGGGCAAATTATTGGAACAATCTACCAAATACCTTACACGAAAAGAGAAATTTTCTAGTTGGTTCATTTGGTGTATACAATAAATATATTATTCCAAAAGTTTACGCCGTACAAAATTGGGATGAGCTGATTTTAATTGAAGCGGATGAACGCGTAAAACTAGGGCAGAAAGTTTTCCTAAAAGACAAAATTTACACCATTAAGAAAATTTCGGAATCCGGTCGTCATTATGCTCTCAGTTTTGGGCCTTTGCCTCAATCGTTTTATGATGACTTTGCAGAAGAGGGCCAACTCAGGATTTTAGCAATCGAGAGCATTCCAGAACCTTTTACTCGTCCGAACGTTAAAACTTCCGGAAACGCTTCTTTCACTGTAAAAACTAATTCCACCAGCCTGTATTTATGCCCAGGTTACGACAAGCAAGGTAAATTACCTTATTCTTTCAACATTTTTTTCTTAGGTTCTACTTACTCCTTTGATCAGAATGTTTATATTTCTTTCACTGGCCCGGATTCATTTCAAAGAGACATAGAACCTTTTTACGATGAAGATCTGAAACTTTGGAGAATAAAAATTCCAGACAGTCTGAGTCAAACTTTACCTCCAACTGGTTATCTGGTGTGGGAGTATTCCGTGAAGGAATTCCCTAAAGTGGCTTGGACCCGATTCTCCCTCACTTCTTGGAAAGACCCTTCCGATTGGCTAAACCAATCTGCAATCGATAATTTCACAGGAGCTTGGGGCAATAAGGGAGGTTTCTTGCCTTTTAACCTATGTTTTGACGCTCTGGAATTGCACGGTTTTACAGAAAACAACTCAATTCTTGTACCTGAGACAACAGTCAGCGTAAATTACGATCAATTGTTAAACGAGGTTTATCTACAACAGGCATCAACGGATGTAACTGTCCCGGAAGGTTTGTATTCAGATGTTCCTTGGTGGAACGAGGCCAATGGTTCCATGTCGGTAAGGATCACTGGATTGGACACCGAGTGTACAGGTAGAGTGGAAATTGATTACCCCCACTACCCTGAGCAATGGGAGTATTACCAAACGGACAAAAATTACGAAACAGTTAGCGAATTTAACCAAGAGGCAAAAAATTTAAACGTAAACTCTTTTATAACTCTTTTAAATATAGATGGGCTAAAGCCTATAACCGAAAATTACATTATTCAAGGTCTGCAAGGAGAACTCAAAGGTCAAGGAGTCATCTATGCTCACAAAAATGAGAACGGTATCTGGGTAATTGACTACATTCGTTTATTAGATGAGAATGCATTTAATGAGAATGCCCTCTCTTTGCCTTTTGGTATACAAGTTAATATTGCCAACGCTATTGGAGTGAAAAACGCGCTTGGTAAGAATTACGAAATTCGTAATTTAGAGTTCACTATTTCCACACCTGTCCCTGCCTCTTTCATTAAATACTACCGGAACGAGGAGTGGGAAATTGCCTCAGGCAGTATACTCAAATTCATAGCAAATACTCGGCTCTATGGAAACCAGATGTCTCCTTATGAACCAGAAAGAGGAGAACTTTGGTGGGATTACCTGAATGAAGACTACGTTAATCGTGCAGGCACGGTTTTTGCTCAAGACCAGTGGGTCGAATTCACAACGGGAGACTTTATTAGTGCTCCACCAGCACCTTTAAACTATAACCAATTGTGTGTTTTTTGCAATGGCGTTTTACTTAAAAATGACAAACTGTATCAAACTGATTTCTACGCATTTAAGTACACCGAAAAACCACTAGAAGGGAAGATTGAGTTTACTTACAGTATTTTATCTAATTCGGTAGGAGTTCAACCTCCAAGGGTGGTAATATCTGACAATTTAACTTCAGAGTTTAGAGTCGATGTCACTGATAAGGTGTTTAGTGGAGCCAGGTATTACTGTTCGCCTAATGTGTACAATGCTTTGACTCCCTTAAGGTTGTGGAAACCCCAAAGCCTGCAGGTCGTGAACTCCCTAAAAGAAGTCAACCAAAGAAGCTACGGAAACCCTTTAATTGCTGATCAAAACACTGGACCGAATGATAGCAGTTGGGCCCGATATTTCGTTCGCATGCCCCCTTGCTATGAACGTAACGGTCCGGAATGGCAAAAAGTCAACTTAATTTGTCAAAATTTTGCTTACATGGGGTCCAGCGTAGAAGCTGAGCCTATGAACGTACCGCCAGAGAAACAAACCCCTGAGATTTATGAGGAAGTTTACTTGTTTAGAAATAACGGTAAACCTTACAGGTATGTTTACTCAGAACCTTACCTGTACTCTAACGCAGTAATTACAGAATTTTTATCTTCATCTCAATACGAAAACTGCGTGGTTCTACCAACTCAGGACACTGCCTTTGACGAATTTGAAGAAGCGAATTTAATTGAGTATGACCCTTTACATTCAAGGTCAGTTGATGTTGAAAACCCTGTGGGACGAGGGTTTGGAGAATGGGAAGGGGTTTACATAGAGGTAACTCCTTGTGAAGGGTTAAGCGGTTACTTATCTACTGATTTAAAACAAAAGAAAGTTTCACCAATTAAGCCTCCGACTTGGGATGCCAGTATTTATAAAATACCTCCCATGATAGGTTCTGTTTCCGAAGAGTACACAGTAGATGCCAATAATTTTAAAATTGGGTATGTCTACTTTATGGCTGACGTTTCCGCAGCAGAAGACGCCTTCTTCGATGTAGAGAACCCTTGCTCCTGGAGGGAACCTTTAAATGCTCCACAAAATTCCTATTTAACTCCTTCCGCTTTAACCGGGTAAAAATAAACTCGGAGGTTCCTATGACTACAAGAAAAAGACCCACTTATCAGACAACTCAAAACACCACCGTTGAGGAAAAAGATTCACCTCAAGAAGATACTGTTTTTGAGGAAAAACCACAACCGGTGCAAATTACACCAAAGGTTGAACCTAATAAACCTGAGGTGAAAGCTCCAAAAATCAAGCCGCGCCCAATCGAGCCTCAGATTGTTGGTCCTCGCAGAAACGTACCAAGGTTTTCTTAAATATGGCCGGAGCAAGAGGAGTTAAATTAACTTGCATACCCCTGGTCCAGGAATTGGCTTCTTGTTTAGAGCGGTCGGAATTACAAGCAGGGCAAGTAGGTACACCAAAAGGTTCTGTAAGGGGAACAATCACTTCTGTTGAGGATCCAGAAAACCGAGGCAGAGTCAAAGTGTACTTTGACGCTTTTTCTCCGGACATTCCCCAAGTTTCGGGTGCTGGTGAATGGTCAGAAAGCAGAAAAGGTAAAGAAGACCAGTCTCACTGGATCGATGTTTCCCCTGCTTTCAAAGGACGTCAACCTGCTGGACTTGTGGGAAAGAGGGTTAATATCTCAGTAACAAATGGCGAGTACCAGTACGCTGTTTTAAACGACGTTTTATATGACCCAGATAACTTAGCCACCGGCAAAAGCGAAAAACTAAAGATGCCGGATAATAGCAGCATGACACGGCTGCCTATTTATCCCTCCGGTGAACTGCCTCCTGCCTCTGAAGAAAACCACGGATGCATGGTTGTTGAAATGGGTGGCCCCATGGATTCAGATTGGCTCTGCGTCTGCCTTAAGCGTCAAGGGTCTTACTACTGGGTTAGGCATATTGACATGGCTCATGGTCATGCTGGAGAAAACGACGGCAAACAGCCTAACGACACTCGAGGCGATGCCGAATTCCCGGTAGAAGAACAAGCAGTTTGGGATTACGTTTTTCCAACGACCGGAGGAGAAATGCAAAAATATTCCCGCTACGGCACCAATCCCCGAGCAAACCCGTTTGGTGGAGACGCCAAATGGCATGAACCCCCGAAATAAAATGGCAACTCCTACTAAGTACACTCTTAATTACGACACTCCCTGTGACGTGGAGGCAGGTTGCGGAGCAGACGGTTGTAACAAACCTGAATTCACTCCCAGAGAGCAAGTTTTCTGCCAAGATATTCACGTGCTTGGCGCTTCTGACTTAGGAACAACAAATGTTCGTCCTGCTGTTATTGGAGTTGGGGGCCGAAGATTCGTGCCCAAAATCATACAAGCGGACTCAGGTACTCATTTAGTATTGGCGGCGTACTAATGTCAATACGTTGCCCAAGCATGTATTCCTCTCAATGGCTTTTTCAAGATTTTCTTGATGAAGAAATTGAAGGCATCCAATTTAGATCTCTACAAGTTAAGTACGATGGGGAACCTTTTTATAGGGTTTCTGAGACTTTTGACTATAGTAATCCTCCGTACCCAGATGAGAAACAAAGAGGAGGTCACATTGTTGCTGAGTTGTTTTACGAGCTAAACGGTAAACTGGTGACTCTTCAAGATTGGACACATAGTTGGAAAGACGATTGGCCAGTTAGAATAGGGTTAAACTACATGATAAGGTGCATGTACAGAAAAACTCAACAGTACACCATTCGCGTGAGCAAAGAAAACTACCCTTTCTGGGTGTCAGAGGAGCTATTCCCTTACGACAACCTGAACAACAGTTATTTGATAAGGTAATTTTATGGCTACTCCACTGATCAAAGAAGCACTGGTTGCGGCCGAAAGCACACTAATGCTGTACTTTGATGGCCCTTTAGACAAAAAAGTCTCCGTACCGGTCAACTGTTTCACAGTTAATTACGGGCAGTATTCCGTATCAACAGTGGAATACGTTTCCGACACAATGGTCAGTTTGGGGTTAGATAGCAACATTTCCTTTGCTGACACGGTGTTTGTAACTTACGAGCCACCGATAAATTTAGCACAGTGCCTTAGAGGTCCAGTACCACCAACGGCTAATGATGTTGTCAAAAAGCGTAATGCCGCAAAAGCCTTTTACCGTTTTCCTGTAAAAAATCAATTAGCCCCGGACGAGGAAAGAGACGGATCTCAATCGCAGTCTAACCTGGGAGCGACAATTGGTGGGTACGGTTTTCCCTATCAAAATAGATCAGGAGTTTTAACAGAGACCGGGTCAAACCCTTATTCCGCATCGCCTGACGACTTTATCGTAGCATACGGGCTGAAAGAAGCTATACAGCTCACGAACATTGACGATGGTGCAGCAACTTCTGTCAACGTTGCAAAATTGCGTATGGCAATTCAAGACGCCAACGCTCTGATTGATAGTTACATTGAACAATCCGGCAAAGCTGGAATGGTTCTTATAACAAGTAACCGTAGAAGAACCGCTTTAATTATTGCCAGGTATTACCTGGACACGGTTCGCAGGCGCGAGGACGTTCGCCAAGATTATGAATCGGCTCTGAAACAATTACAAGCCGAGATGAAAATGTCAGCCATTAGGGCTGGCAATGGGGACGCAGCTATTGACACTCCGCAAGGAATTATGCGTTCTTTCCGTACACCTCAACGCTACAATTCTGTTAGCGGTAAAGGTCTTTCGGGGTGGAATGTTGACACTGCTGGCGACCAAGGACTAGATTACCGTTGGGGGTACGGTTCCATCGGGCAGAATAACAATCAAAGTAACTGGTTAGGTGAGAGAAATTTTATGCAACTAGATGGGGATTTAACAAGCATCCAACCTACAGACTCTGGCGGAGTTCTCATTAACGGTGTCCCAGATTCTGGTGTCTAACCAAATAAGTAAACGGGTAAAATCTTTAAAAGATTGCTTGTAGAATAGTGTCATTTCCTCCCAATCCAAATAAGGGTGATAATTACACAGTTGACGGACGTACCTACGTCTGGAATGGAGTAAGGTGGGACTCCACGCAAATTTTTACCAACCGAACTGCTCCAGTTTATATTAGCGTATCACCCCCTGCAAACCCTATACCAGGCAATTTATGGTATAGCACCAATGACGGTGGTCTGTCTATCTACCTAAAAGACCTTAACGGCGGTGCCTGGGTTGCTATTACCCCGTATCCGGAAAATTCCATAGATCAGAACGGTGGTACTTTTGAGGGTCCTATTTACGCTTCTTACTCGGTGCCTAACAACCCTGCGGCCTTTGCGACTGTTGGTTCGGTAAATACTGCTATTCAATCTTATTTAACAAGCAACGATTACGTGGTCTCCGGCAATGGCGTGACAATTAGCCCAAGTGGTCAAGTTGTTTCAATCGATGGCGGTCTTTTAGTTTAAGTATTACCATGAGCCTTCCTATTCAGAACTACCGTACACTGACCCCTGGTCTACAGCCCCCCTCTCTACAACCTGGACAAATTTTTATAAACTTAGCCGACCAGATTCTTTACACTGGTGACGGTAGTGACACGAATAAACTATTCGACGGTACGACAACCCCGGGAGTTCCTGGTCAAGGGTGGTTTGCTTTTCCTCTCTCACAAGCAGGGCTAGACCCTTCTTACCTCGCCAATCCCCAGCGTTACGGTGATAAACCGTTCGATAAACAAGTTTTAATGTGGGATGGGGACAAAGATCACCCTGTATGGGGTTCAGTAGAACCTGGTGGGCATGTAGCAGCTAAAGACGTAGATTACGATCCGGAAACATCTAAATTAACTGCTAAAGACGTTCAAGGTGCCATCGACGAAACGGTTGGCCTAGTTAAAAAGACTGAAGAGAATGCAGTAAAAGCTGGTGAGCAAGCAGACCAGGCTTTTGTACTAGCAGGTGAGGCCCAAGGTTCAGCAAATTTGGCTAACGAGAGCGCCACTGCCGCCCAAACCTTAGCGGAACAAGCTAAAGCCGAAGCCGATTCGGCAAGCCAGTCTGCTGCAGATGCTCAAACTGTGGCCGATCAGGCTAAAGCAGAAGCCACGGGAGCCAAAAGCCTGGCAGACACGGCAATTAACGACGCTAATCAGGCACAAAGCGCAGCGAACAGCGCCGTAACAATGGCCAACGCTGCCAAAACTCAAGCACAAGTAGCAGAAACGGCAGCAGACGCTGCGAACACAGCAGCGGTCAATGCACAAAAAACGGCGGACGCAGCGGTAGTAGCGCCGACGGTAGCAGCGCAAGCGGGCGACTATTTAAGCTTTGACGGCAGCGCGAACGTTTGGAAGGCGATGAGCGACGTGACCGAAGTTAGCAACACGTTTTATGTTAACTCCACGGTCAAAGACATCCAAGCAGCAGTCGACGCCGCTGGGCTTTATAACACCATTTACGTGGCGACTGGTGCCTACGGTGGGGAAGACCTGGTAATCAACGGTGCCACCGGTTTGAACATCGTCGGTCCTCACTGCCCTGATGGGTGTGCGATTGCTTTTGTCGGCAATAAAACGAACGCCCGTAAAGTCCTGATCGGAGGTACGAGCACTCGCGTGCGTCTAACGGACCTAGTTGTCGAAGGAGGAATGATTATTGATGGTTCTCAAGGACGGCACTCATTTGACAACGTAACCTTTAACGGTCCTGTTATTCTTCGTAACAATACTGAGGGCTTCATTGAGTTTGAGGACTGCACTTTTGGTGGCGGATTAACTATTGAGGACACCGTTACGGTGGCTGTGGGTTTCTACGCTTGCGACATGGGTTCCGATCAAATCATTAGCGTTAAGACTACAGATCCCGGCAAAGTTTTGTTTACCGAGTGTGTAAAATTTCTGGCATTCCCTTCGTCTTCGAATGCTACGTTGGCTGGTGAGAATACAACAATCACCGGTTTCTCTCAGTTTGGCGCGTCCAAAGTCACTGGCGATTCCCTGATTACGAAAAAGTTCACTCCACTTGCCGCCACTTCCCCCGGCGAGACGGGACGTATTTGCTGGGACGATCAGTACGTTTATGTTTGCGTCGCCGCCAACACCTGGAAACGAGCAGCTCTAACATCCTGGTAATCCCGGGTAAAACTACTTACAGAGAGGAGGTGTAACTTGGAACTCTCAACTATACAGAGAATTGAGCAATTCATGTGCGATGCGCTGGTTGCTAGTCCTCTTATCCCTCTTGGCGTAAATGTGTTACGCCTGGCTGATGTTATCGAGAATGAAGGTGTCATTCAGCAGACAAATAATATTGTCGTTCGTTACACCGGTTCCACAAACAATGTAAAAAATAGAATTCCCATGGTGTTTGAGCGTCAGATGACGTTCGAACTAAATATGTCGTGTCTGAATTACTTGACGACAAGTGGACATGATTTTGCCACTCAGTTGCTTGCAGGAGCGTTCATAACTCTAAACGGTGCTGTACCATCTGGTGCTTACGTGGATGTCATAGAACCGTTCACTTGCCAAAGTGAATCATTCACTGGTTTAACAGATCAGTCTCAATATACATACACTCAAGTTTACGTTGTTACAATCGAAGAACAGTTACCATATGTTGCTCTTGACCCTTGCGTTCAGAGGGGAGACTGCAGGCAATTGTTCCCCGGTCTAAATGTGGAAACAAAGTTACCTCTAGGTGGCGTTCTAGACGATGCCTCAGGTAGCATTTACTTACCTTGGTATTTTGGCGATAAATTGCCTACAGAAGATTACAGTCTTTGTGATGGTATTCGTTGGAGCGATGAACTCACTCAAAGCGGGGACTGGGTGTTTGTTTGTGACCCTGAGACAATTTTTATCAAAGACCCGTTAAATCAACCCATTTACTTACTGAGCAACAATAACTATACTGAGGATGGACGTTTAGTTGTTACAGTTTTCGATCAGAAAACTAACGAGCCAATTAAAGAAATGTTTTTCTGCAATAGTGGCAGAAAGCTAGCTCGTTATGCAGTGGAACTTTGGAAAGATTTAGTTGGTAGTAACGGTGAAATTAGTGCCTTGGCCAGCAAAGATTCAACCTGGTTCCAAGGTATGAACACCGGGGAATTTGCTGTAGCTCGCGGGTTCCCCGTATACTTGTTCACCGACCCTTTGAACCCTAATGGGGCCCAACTTTACTTAGACTCTGGTTCCTTAATTGGCGTAAACACTTCGGTGTTTACACAAACAGAAAAAGGTCGATTTTACTACGTGAGCAACTCTTCCCAAGGTAAAGGTTGGATCAAGGAAGAAAATTTCGAACTTGCTTCTCTGAATTCCTTGTGGAAACTGGGTTGTCAACTTTGTACGGGGCAACAAGCTCCTCCCCCTCCGTGTTGATCATGACTTCACCAGCTCAATTGTGGAAATTGTACCATGACGCTATGGCTCAAGGTAATGAACAATTAGCCCACCAGATTTTATCTGAGATACACTCGTACTCCTCCACACCCTATTCCAGTAACCGGGGAGGTTGCTCCTCTTGTAGAAAAAGATTCCCATGACTCGAAAACACGAAGAAATTTTATCCCAAAAAGAATTTTTGGCCTTTGAGGCGCTCAAAGTAGCGAATGAGGCGCTTGGTTACATCCAAGACCAACTTTCTGAGTGCTCAACAAGAGATTTGGTTTCAATTTTTAATTCCGCTGTTAAAACCCATAGGGAAATTGTTTCTGACATTGTTGCGTTGACCGAAACCGAGAGCAAGTCAGAAAAAGAGCTTGCGAAAGAATATGGAGGCAAAGTAGAAGAACTCCTCCAAAAACTTAAAGACGGGTAATATGAGGCCATTAATTCTCAAGGCAAGCCAATTAGAAGAGCACTCCTCTTGGAGAATTTATCAGAGAGGTTTAAAAGAGTTAGAATTACTCGAAGCCCCTAAGTCCGTTATCAACGCCTACAAGCACCAAGCAGCTAGAGATTGTTTTCTAGCCTTTGCGGATTTGATGAAGGAAGGGTCTCTGAAAGTGGTCGGATTTCACGAAATTATTGGTTCAGCTTTTGAAGATCTAGCCACAGGCAGATACCGAAGGTTGATTGTTTCGTGCCCTCCTCGTTCCGGCAAGTCTATGCTTGCCACAATGTTTGTGGCATGGCTTCTCGGTAGGGATCAGCAGACTCAGCACATCATGGCATCATACGGCCAGCAATTGTCTGGTAAATTCCACCGGGAATGTATTGCTATGCTCAAAACCCCTGTATTTAAGAAAATTTTTCCAGAGTGGAAAGGTTTTGCACCGGATTCAAAATACGACATGTTGGGGGGAGGCTACATCCTTCCAACTTCTGTAGGTGGAGTTTTGACAGGATTCACTGCTGGAACTACGAACCCTGAAAGCCCGGGAGTAGGTAGCATGGTTATTGACGACCCTTTGAAGTCCTCCGACTCAAAAGCTGCCCTTGAGACCCTGGAAAACTGGTGGGGAGAGGAAGCTTCCACCCGAAGGACAAATAATTGGTGCCAGCTTGTGATTGCCACACGATTCCATGAAAGAGACTTGCATGGAGTTTTGATGGAGAAAGATGGTTTTTACGATGAAGAAGAAAACCCCATGGGCTGGCGTTGGGTGAACATTGCGGGTATTTGTGAAGATCCGGTTAATGACCCGTTGGAACGCCAGATGGGAGAATCTCACTGGCCAACGAACTCTTCATTCACTGTTGACATGCTCTTGTCGCAGAAAAAGACCATGGGTTCTTTCGCTTTTGCCGCCCTGTACCAAGGGATGCCTGTAGCAGCCGAAGGTCAAATCGTGAAAAACGGTTGGATCGAAATCGTGGAAGAGGAAGATTGTCCAGAGTTTGACGTAACATGGTTCGGCGTAGACTGTGCCTTTAGTGAACAGCAATTTTCCGACGAAACTGCCATATGCGTGGGCTCAATAAGTCTGACTGACCCTAGTACCGTATATATACGAGATATTATCAAAGGTCGCTGGGGGTTCCCAGATATGGTGGAAGCGGTTAAACAGGCGTATGCTTTTTATAATGCCAAGGTATTATGCATTGAAAAAGCTGCATCAGGTCAATCTTTGATTCAGGTTTTGAAGAGAGAGGCTCGCATACCTGTGGAAGAAATGAGGCCACTTAAATCTAAAACAACCCGTTTACAAGCGGTTTGCCCTTTACTTGAAAACAGCCGCGTTAAAATAGTTAGAGGGCTATGGACGGATGCTTTCGTCAAAGAATTAACAACTTTTCCTTTCACTAAACATGACGATAGCACTGATGCTTTTTCTTGGACATTAACCTATTACACGTTAAAATTAGACGCTATAGACAGGGGGCTTCAAGACCATATTATTCAAAACAAGAGATTCAAAGGGCAATTAACTCGAGACGCTATTTCAGATGGAAATGTGATACAAGAGTTGCACAAACCCCGGCATAAATTGTTCTCCGGGGATACAATGGTAAATGACCCTGATTACTCTTACGGAGACACTGAGGACCATAGAAGAGTTCCTTCTTTCTTTGAAAGAGGTTCAAGAGGCAGAAGAGGGCATTTAAGCTACGACTAAGGAGATAGCAACCTCCCTAAAAGTTCTGTTGTTTACAACAGATTGCTATGGCTATTCATCCTACAGACTATAATCAAGAAATTATGCGTGCCGAGCACGGCACAGTAGTATTGGCCACTTCGCCAATAGCTGACTTGTATTTGAAAAAAGCAAAGGCCAGCCAATACAATATCCCAGAAAACCGGTATTCGCGTCCTTGCGGTGGAGCTGGTGGCTTCGATGATTTTGTTGAACGGTGGCACGAGTGACCTCTTAAAGGGTAAAACTTTGGGTCGGTTGCAGCCCTCCAATGCAATCCCACTATATTTCTCAAGGAGGTGGTGTTAGTGTAAAGTTTTTTAGGCACAAAGCGTATGTTTTTCAAGTACCCACCGTTGCTATCACCATCTCACGTATGTTATCTTCAAAGGAAAAGCGTAAAACTCGTCGAGCCGAGGCTGTGCAAATGCTAGAACAAACATACCATAAAGGTATGGATGTTCAGACCCCGAAGTTTCTAACTTGGCGTCAAGAAGAACTTTGGGATTGTTTCAAAAGAAACACAGTCACTCTGGCTCATGGCTGTGCCGGTACCGGCAAAACTCTAATTGCTCTTCACTACGGACTTTATGGAGTCGCCTCTGGCGACTATGATAAAGTGTACTATGTTCGTAGCGACGTTGGAGTAGAGTTTCAAAGGGGACGAGGTGCTTTACCTGGCGATCTATCGGAAAAGATTGCTCCGTTGATCGCTCCCGTGCTCGACAACCTACCCTGCATCATGCGTTCGCAAGGTGCTGCAGAATACCTTTTAAATAAAAAAATTATTGAACCTGTGCTCCTCGAGGATATTCGTGGACGCTCATTGAACGAAGCATTTATCATCGTTGACGAGGCTCAGAACTTTTTGCCGAGTCATATCAAAACTTGCCTCAGCCGGGTCGGCAAAGATTCAAAAATTTGCCTTATTGGAGACACCAAACAGACAGATCTTGAAGTTTTCCGTCGTGATAATGGTCTGGTTGACGCCATTCACCGTTTAAGCAACCTAACAGAGGTTGGGATTGTTAAATTCGAAAAAGAAGACATCGTGCGTAACTCTGTAATCGCACACATTTTAGACAGATACGAAGACTGACTATGTACCGCTGGCGTAATTCTCATACAATTGAACCTCTATCTACTCGAATGCCAGCGGTTTTCTCTTTCGCTGCAGGCGGAGCCAAGGGTTGCAAAAAAGGTAAATCTTGTGGAGCCACTTGTATTTACTTTGATGATGACTGTTTAATTGACGCTGCAGACCCTGTAAATTCGTCGCTCAATTCTTTGCGACAAATGCTAAGGGGGTTAGAAAAAGAAGGTGTTCTAACTGAGGAGCAGACTTCTGGGTATTTCTCCAAATTAGTTAAAACAAAAAGCTCGGGAAGCTCTGAGGATGAAGATGAAGATGAAGATGATCAAGAAGATGATGTTGATTTAAAATCCTCCACTCTAAAGAAAAGGGTTAAGGAGCTAAATGCCTCCATTGAGGCCCTGAAGAAGGAACACACAGTAAATGGCGTGTTAGATGAAAAATCTTATCAACAAACATTAAATAAAACATTAGAGTTGGCAGTGTCCGCTTCTTTCACAGAAAGGGAGAAATCTATTCCAGCATCTGTGGCAGAAGTTGAAGGTACACAAAAGCGTTTGGCTCAACTTAACGCGTACACGAAGTTGCAGGAGGAAGTTCAAGCAGCTAAAGATGCCGGCAAACCTTTTACCCCCCAACAGTTATCTGAAAAATTAGAACCATTAGCAGCTGCAAGGAGAACCCGTGGAGAACCTTCGGAAGCTCAAGTTTCTATGTTTTTATCGCTGATGCCAGACAGTGAGCGCAAATACTTGGAAAAAGCAGGTGCTCTGGATAAGTCCCCAATTGGGGGCAAATTTGGCAAAGATGTGAGCACCAATGCCTTACCTGAATCTTATGGCCCCCTGGGCAAACAAACCGCGGATCAGAAAAACGCCAGGGCTAGGGTGTTGGCCGCAGTGTTTCTTTCTGAAGATGGTAGAGATTTCGCTTCGGGGGTTAGATTGCCCATCACTTGGATGGATTTAGAGCACAACATTCCAGCAGAAGTGGCAGGTAAAGCGGCAGAACAAGGCAGGAATTACTCATTCTTCCGAACAGGGTCCAATGTTGGCAGAGCCAGCACTCCCTACGATACATGGTGGAAAACTCGGGAGAAAGAAGGCGGTTACCAATTTGATAAAGATAATAAATTAACCACAGAAAGCAAGCAAAAAGTTCAAGAGAACTTCGATAAAAAAATGGATCAAATTTTGTTTAAAAAAGATGTAGAAAGTCGAGCTTCTAGAGCCAAAACAGCTGATCAAATTCGCTTGCTAGGACAACAGGCTGCCGCAGTGGAGGACAAACAATTACGTGAAAAATTATTGACGAAAATTATCACATTTAACTTAGGAGCGAGTGCTGAAACCATTGGAGGTGGTATTCAGAGTCATGGCCGAGGGGATAAGCGGTGGTATTGGTTCGGTAAGGACGTTGCAGGGTCAGAACAACTGACTACAAGTATGATTGAGAAAATGGCAGTTTTATATGAAAGAGGTGATAAACAATCTTTAGCAAAAGCAAGAGAGATTTTAAACTCAGGTACTACAAGAGCTAAAGAACTTATCAGCAAGCAAGTTAAACCCGCCCCCGGTGATGTGGACGCAGAAACTGGTTTGCCTTTTGTTCGCGTCAAAGGAGAGAAAACCAAACAAGTTCGTGCTATCGTGCGAACTGTCAGAGAGGAAGTGTTTCAAGAGCTCATGGATCTATAGGTAAGCTAATGCGCAAAGACACTCGATTCGCTCGCCCTGAGCGCCATGAAATTGAATCTCGACTTCCTCCTGGAACTTTATCCGATTCTCAGGCTCTTGGCATTTGGAACCTTTGCCTACAGGCTGACGACCCTTCCGAAGTGGCATTCTGGTACCGAAGTTATAGAGACAGTCCCCATTGTTCCGTGCCTCGTGAAACCCTTCGAGCCATGAGAGACACAATGATCTCTTCTATGAGGGAAGAAAACAAAAAAGACTCCAACCCTAGAAAGGAGAAAAAAGCAGGAGTTCATTACGATAAACACAATGAAGGGTGGTTAACTCCTCGCAAATCAGCCTAACTAATTATGTCAAATTCAAAAGCCTCTAACCTTATTAAAGAACATAAACTTCCTTGTGGTCCTATGACCTTGGCAGTCAACACGGTATGTAGAAAAAGGTTAAAAGACAAATTCGACACTCTTCTCGACAGGTTGTGTGAAGAATGTCACCCTGAGCCGGTTAAACCTCAGGCACCAAAGGGTCATGAATTTGATGATAAAGGAAGAGTGGTGGAAAGTAATCGTCCAAAAACCCGTAACGAGAAAAAGAAAGAGATGATTGAATCAGGCAAATTGCGGGCCGAAGTTCAAACCGAAATCAAAAAGTACAAAGAGCAATTAATGGGAAATTCTCGCCTTTCTCAGGATATTACAGGTGAGATCAAACCTCGGTAATATCGGGTAAAATTTAGCAACTCACACTAAAACTATGGGAACAAACAGAATCGGTGGTGACTGGAGTGCCGAAGCTCTTGAAGCTTTTAGAGCTGCTTACGGTCAGTCGTTAGTGAATCCTGCCGATCACGATATTGACCAGAATACAGGGTTGCCCACAGAGGTAATTTCAACCGGTTCGCCATGGGCTGCCCACGTTGGGCTTTGGAAATACCCAAGCGGTAAAGGGCCAGAAGAAGATCTAAAAAGGCCATTTAATGTAGAAGATTACATGCCGGAAGAGGATGACGAGGAATTCGATGAAGATACAGAAGAAATGACCCTTGAAGAAGCAAGAGCTCTCATCGATGAACTATTAGACGAAGAAGAAAATACCGACTCGGATGAAGAAGACATTATTTCTGACGAAGAGATTGATGCATTAGTAGAGGAATTGCTCAATTCCTTTGATGAAGAAGAAGAGTAAGGGTAAAACACCCTAGACTCATCTATAAATATAATGTACGGTAGCTCCCTCGACTTTTCAGGTATTTCGCTTCCGGGTGTTGGGGGCGGTATTAACGCTGGCAATGCCATGACTACGGACCAGCTTGCTCGCCTTAATAAGACAGGTAAGAAGTGGAGCCCGAATGCGGAAGGCGGTATGTCTCACCACAACGAGACTCAGCTAAAAGCTAATGAACAAAACCGTCAAAAGCGGGAAAGCCTTGTGAACCGTTTATACGACGATCACGCAGACAGCTCAACCGCGATGAAAGAAATTTTTGACCGTAAAAAAGCAAGAGCGGAAAAATTTAAATCCCTGAAAGAAAAAGAGTACCCGTTTGCAGAAGCGGCTCCCGGAGACTCCCAAGATAACGAATTGATGGCAATCCCTCAACCCTTTGCCATGGCCGAGGGGTGCAAATGCGGTACATGTGCTGCTTGTCGCGATAAAAAGCGTAAAGATGCTGAATATCGGGAGTGGTCGACTGAAAAGAGGGAGAAAATGAAGAAAGGCGAAGTAAAAGGAGAATTCGCCGGTCCAGAAATGTCTTTCCCAATCTCCGGACCCGAGGATGTGTCGGCAGCTTGGTCTTCGGTTGGCCGCGCTAAGAATCCCCGGGCGATTATGAAAAATATTATTCGCATTGCAAAAAAGCACGGCTGGGAAAGCGGGTTACCCGAATCCGTGAAAAAACGCCTGGAAGCAGGTGAATCAGGGCTGCCGGGTTAAGAGTTCCAAACTGCGTAGGGTATAAATAAGAAAAGACCCAGCAACAATGTACCATTACCTTTATTTAGTTTTTAACGAACAAAACGATTATTACATTGGGAGGCGTTCTTCCCGACAAGACCCGTCTTTAGATCCTTACATGGGTTCTTGTAAAGACAAATCTTTTGTCCCTGTTAAAAAACAGGTTATTGCATTTTGCGACAATTTGGAAGAACTTAAAGAAAGGGAAAGACAGTTAATATTAAAACATATATCTAACAATAGAAACAGAAACAGAATGGTTCCCCCTGAAAAAGATATATTTGGGTCATTCAAGTGGGCCACTAACGGGGTAAAAAACTTACAGGTCCGTGATGGTATTCTCCCTCCCGGGTTTAAGTGGGGTAGGTCAAAACCTTTCGGGGAAGAACACCCAACCAAAGGTTCGGTTCAGTGGATTAAAGATGGAAAAAGCAAACGCTGTAAAGAATGCCCCGGAGAGGGGTGGGTGAAAGGTAGTTACTACAACGGATTGCAAAATTTAGACCCGGAAGCTACAAAAGGTTACTTTTGGGTAACCAACGGTATAGAATCAAAAATGCTTGCTCCAGACAGTGAAATCCCGAAAGGGTGGAAAAAAGGAAGAACTCTGTAATGTCTACCAACTTTCATGATTATAATCAACTCCAGAGTTTGGGGTTCACAGAGGAGGCAATAGGTAGTTTAAAAAGTGCTTGTTGGCCAGGTTATACTGCCGTTGGAATGAAAGTAAAAAATGGCAAAAAGGTGCCGAATTGCGTGAAAAAGAAAAACAGCTCCGAACACGCTGAATCTGAAAACCCTGTTGACCTTATGACCGCTCGATCCATGACCAAACCTGAAGCAAGCATGCCCGACCAATTTATTATGAGTGAAATGCCCGGTACCGAATCAATGGAACCTAATGCCGCAATGGCGATCAACCAGCTGCGGGTTATGCGTGAAAAGATTGATATTATGCTTGGAATGCTTTATCCTGACGACAACTTGGAACCATGGATGGCGGCAAAACTTACCATGAGTTCTCAAAATCTCGCGTCCGTGTGCGATTACATGCGTTTCGGTGTTGAGTTTTCAGAAACTTTAGATTTTACAACTTGTGAGCGCCCTGATGGTTCTCGGTATGGCACTGGCGGTAAGTGCCGCAAAGGCACTGAAACCAGTGGAACTCCGGTGGCTCCAGTCCCCCCGAAGTCGGCGATGACTAAAAAAGACCCGGTAGCCAAGGTTCTCAAAACGCAGAAAGAAACCTCAAAATTTACTAAAGAAGAAAACGCTCGTTTAGGACGTGAGAACCCTAAACTCTTGATTGAGGCACTTGGCGTGAAACTGCGAAAGATGAGTGAGAAACACAAACAATTACAGGGCGATTCGACTAAAGCGGGAGAGCGTAAAAAACTAATGGACGATGTGGTTAAACTGACCAAGAAGAGAGAAGAACTGCTAAAAGCGGAGAGAGATAAAGTACAAGGGCCTAAACAGGCACCCGACATTTCCCCCCTGGCAATGCAACGTCGAGCGACTGCAGTAGCGAGGGCTAGAGACTGATGTTTGGACACTTTCCCGAAGAACTTCTTGAGCAGTTCATGCACGATTACGCCGAACGCCGGGCTATGGCAATCGGCTATCCGCAGCAGTCGTTTGTAGACAAAGAAAGCATGCCCTGCAACAAACCCCGTCCGGATACCGAAGGGGGAAGCTCGCATATCGTAAAAGCATGTTATGACGGTGCTCCTGAAGGTGGCAAAATCATTCACTTCGGAGCTAAGGGTGTCAAAGGGTCGCCGAAAAAAGAAGGGGAGTCGGAGGCGTACCGCAAACGACGCGAATCTTTCAAAGCTCGTCATGCCAAAAACATCGCTAAAGGGCCTTCCTCCGCAGCGTATTGGGCAAATCGCGTAAAATGGTAATGTTTGGCTCTTTTCCTGATGAACTTCTCGCTCAATTTCGAGTAGATTACGCTGAAAAGTTGATTCGATTATCCAGCGGTCTGTATGAGATTAAGACAAAAGGTAAAAAAGTATCATTACTCCCGGCAGGTTCTGAAGCCAAAAAAGGAGCGGAACTTCCTCCAGGAGCTAAAAATAGAAACGTGTCTGGAGTTCGAATGACTGACTCTGGTGTCAAGGGTAGGATTAAAGGGGCTCAAGCAGCCCTTGCAAAAGCTACCAATCCAGGAGCCAAAGCAGCCGCTCAAAAGAATCTCAATGCTGCCAAAGTAGGCTAATGTACGACCCTTTTCAAAATCTTCCGTCCGTTGATCACTTAATCGAAGGTGTTCACTATCAAGTTCTTGATTGGAACTTTGCTGATGCTGCACCGGCTACACCGACTCCGGACCCTGCTTGCCCTGCTGGGGAGAAAATGGTGTTTGGTGTCTGCCGCAAAGTTGGAGGGTCAGGGGAGAAAGATTGGGATACAAGTAAAGAGACAGAGCAGGAGAAAAAGATTGGCGGTGCAGCTAAAACACAGAAATCTTCCTTCGATGCTAACAAACCAGTCACAGTAAATGGGAAACGCTATGGGTGGGCTAAAAAGAATGGTAAAGCGGTTTTGGTAGAGTGGGGGTCAGTTGCTGGCGAGAAAAAGGTTGGCCCCAAAGAACCGAAAACCAAGTCTGGCCGTGGTGGGGGTACCGGCCGTCGAAGGTCTGGGGGAGGCAGTGATTCCTCTCGTCAAGGTCGAATTCAAGGCTTACGTGAAGCCTACGATCGTCAAACCACAGACTCCGGTAGATTGGCCATTGAAGAACAGATTAAGGAATTAGGCGGTTCTATATAAATACGGGTAAAAACTTTACACACTCCTCTCCATGTAAAAATGAGGAAAGATAACATTTCCAAAGAAGCCCTTGAAGCCGCGTACCTAATTTACGCAGAAAAAGGGCACCAGATTCAAGATTACAGCCACGCTCCCACGGATTACGCTCGCGGCACGGTGTTAGAACCTGAGAACACCTCGGTTGTAATGGAGAAATACCAAGAATTGACCCCTTCTACCGTAATGGATGGGGGAGAATATGAAATGCTCCAAGCACGGGGGAAAGAGATCAATATGAGTATTGATTCTCTTCAAAATCAAATGAGAAACTCCCGAAAAACCGGTGCGTTTCAGATGTTGCAACGTCAAATGAAAGAGATGCAAGCTCTTGTGAAAGAGAAAGAAGGAATTGACGCCAAAATGGCTGTAGTTTCCTTGGGACGTAAGCAACAAGAAGACTACAACAGGACAATGGACCAAACTTCTTCTTACTCTGAGTTACTTGACAAAATGTCATCACGTATTCAAGAATTAGAAGCTAAATTGGTGGAGTTCTCAGAATCACAGGTCTAAGAAATGGCCAGAGCAGGCAAAGGCGCAGGAAAACCTTGCGGGGCTTCTTTCATTAGTCAGGCGAAAGTCTGCAGAGTAAGCTTACCGCCTACCGTGGCTAACGCTATTAATCAAGCCACCGCAAATATTCAAGGGAAGGATTTCTGGGCAGCTATGAAGCACATGCCCAGAGGTGCTGCCGCAAAAGCGAATAAAATTCGTGGCGAATATTTACAACAGCTAAAGGTTGAAGGAATTAAACAAATTCGTAAACCAGAACATATTGGGGAATTACGCCGCCGGTATCAAGAAGCTGGAGTGCTCCCTAAGCGTGAGGCAACAAAAGAGGAAGGGGATAGGACAAAATTAAATCGGCTGAAAGAAGAAAGACAGAATTTAGTCGGTAAGACCGGAGTGTCAGCTCTCAAAAGAAGGCTGGAGTTAGCCGACGAGATTCCACGTCTCCAGAACAAAATTAATCAGCCCGATCCTCTTTACGGCGGTTGGGAAACCGATCAATTGAAAAAGTTTCGTCAAGGTATAGATAAAGATCCAAAATTCGAAGATGCTAGAAAAGCAATTGACGGCGAACTTCGTCGCAGAGAGCAGCTAGAGGCAAAACCCAGGGTCATTTCGCAGTCGCCTGGTGCGAAAAAAGCGGACAGCATGGACTTGATGATGGACGATATTTCTCGTTTGATGCGAGGAGAATCTCCGCAACATATTCAAATGATTACCGACGAAGGTGGTCGGTTCAAGTCTAAGTCCCAAATCGCACAGTTGCAGTCGGTTTTGGGGCTTGGTGCACAAACCCGCATAGACGTTGGAAGAGACCTAGAAGGCTTGGTAAATGAAGCTAAAGACCTACGGCGTAATTTGAAAGAAGAAATAGACGCGGCTAAACCAAACACGCCGAAACGAGCCAAGTTAATTAAGCGATTAAACGAAGTTGAAAAGGCGATCGAAGGTCCAGCAACTGGAGCAAGCGCAAAAACCAAGTATGGTCGTGAAAAGTCGAGAGACATTGATGATGTTATCGAGAAAAATGGAGTCAAACAGCAAATTGGCGAGAGCAATTACAAATGGGAAACCTCTTACGGCTCTGGTTCAAAAGTTCTCGGTTCAGGTGCATTTGGAACCGTAATTAAAGAGACAGGAAATACACCGAATGCGGTAAAGCGCGGAGCTATTGGAGAAGATGAGGCTCGGTTAATTCAAAAACTCGGAGAGAACGATTTAGGTCCTCGCCTTAAAGCAGCTCAACTTGACGGTCCTCACCCATCAGAGTCAGGTACTCGGTACGGGCGCATGGCAATGGATGTACTTCCTGGTAAACCAATCGGAGGTAAAAGGGCAGACGATGAAATCAACGGTGTGAAAGTTGCCGACTCTTACTGGGGGGCAAGAGCCAAACTGCACCGGCTGGGGATCGCCCACAACGATATGCATATCGACAACGTCTTTATCGACAGCAACGGCAAAGGCAGGTTTGTAGACATGGGTCTCGCTCAGGATTCTCCTAAAGCAGCGCTGGCGGAAGCACTCGGTGTGTTCACAAAACCGACGGGTTCGATGGTAACCCGCTCCCCCGAAGCACGCGGTCAAGGCGATTGGCAAATGCGCCGTTGGAACGGTACCGGAGGCGAGGTGCTGAAACAGTGGGAGAGAGCTAAACCCCAAGAGCGCGCAGAACTTTTAAAACGTTTCCCGACCATGGCTCGAGTGTTTGACCAACGATCGGAAGCCATGTACAAAATGAAAAAGATGGGTTTGAACAACGACGATATTGCTACCATAATGGACCACGGTATTCGCTCGCCTATGTCGAGTTACTCCAAGGGTCCTTGGGCTAAAATAAGTGATAGTCAAGCACTTGAAATTATCAACACTTTATATGAGGGAGTTTAATGGCTAAAGATGACGCTGCCTACGTGGCATTAATGGCGAAATATAAAGAGCATCGCCGGGAAGAAGGTGAAGCAGCAGTGAAATACCTGCAAGCTGCCACAAAACTAAAGGAAAAAGGTAATGTGAGCGACGACGCTATTATTGGCGCTGCCTATCTCTGAGCGGGTAAAACCTTGTGTGTCTTTACACACATAATCACTACCCTCGCTCTTTAGCAAATGTCGGCTTACAAAATTATTCTAAAGCGGTCAAGCGTACTAGGAAAAAGACCGAATTCACAACTTTTAGAACCAGGTGAGTTAGGCTTAAATACCAACAGTGTTGAACCTGGTATTTACTTTGAAGTAAGCGACGGTAGTGTTGTAAAAGCAGGACCAACTTCGTACCTGCCCGCTGCCCCCACCACATCACCTGCTCAAGGGGAACTTTGGGTTGACTCTGATACCAACACTTTGAGTATCGGTTCCAACACCAACACCTGGGAGTCAATCGCTGCACCTTTCCTTGGTGGTACTAACGGTGTTACAATTTTCGTTGCTCCTGATTATTTTCAGGCTACCGACTCACTGAAAAACGACGGACAGACATTGCCGTTTCGTTCTCTAAACCGTGCCATTATTGAGGTAGGAAAAACTATTGTTCAAAATGCTGTGACCGGTGTTCCTTCTAATGCTCGGTACACCATCATGGTGGCACCAAGTTCCGTCACAGTGTTTAATGGACCGGGTCAACGTGCTGATGCGTTCACAGTGAATTTCGCACCAGGCCCAAACCAATCAAACCCTAATATCGATAATTTAGAGGCGTTCAACCACCCGGACGGCGGTCTTATTGTGCCTCGAGGAGTCTCAATTGTAGGCATGGACCTGAAGAAATCAGTTCTTCGACCTTCCTACGTACCTACTTACAATTACCCAGGATTTCCTGCTAATTACAGCTTGGACCCTAAGGGTCCCCAATACACCAAAAAGCCGCTGGCTAATATATTCCGTTGGTCAGGAAACAGTTATCTAACCAATTTTAGTGTAACGGATAAATTAGAACAACGTTTTATCACTTCAATTAACCCTGGTAACATCAAGGAGAACGGCTTAAACCCTGAAGTGGCTGTATTCTCTTGTGAGACAACCCACGGTCTGGATATTAACGACTATGTATATATTCGTGCAGAAGCCAATACACCAAACTCACCTAATTTCCCTAACGGCGCTTATTACGTAAAAGCAATCACGCCGTATGAGTTTGTTATTTCTCGCCAAACTTTTGTCGGTATTAACAAAGAATCCACACCTCAATTGATTAAAGTTTATGATTTAGATCCCAAACTCATATCTGGCAGCAATTATAACATTTTTAATGTTCAAAACATATATCCTTACTTCCGGCCAGAACTCAATGAACCATTCGAGGTGGGTCTTTATTCTGCTCACCGGTTAAGTGTTGTAGGAAACGCGAGTAAAGAAGATTTCAACGACTTTTACACCAAAATTCAAAAAGCTTTTCCGAACCTTTTTGGGGAAACGGTGAGTGACAGGATTACTCTCTCCCCCGAATATACCATTATTGGTAATACAGAAGCACCTTATCCTAAAAACACAGCAGCTAACACTACTGAAAACACAGAACCCTACATTAATAATGTATCCGTTCGTTCAAGCTATGGGATGGCAGGTTGTGATATAAATGGTAATTTGGTCAGCGGGTTTAAAGCGGCTTCTGCCAAAAATTTCTCCATCATTAACCTACAGAGAGATCCTGGATGCTACGAAATTTATACAACGAAAGAGAACATCTCTGACTGGGATACCCTGACGAAAATTGTAGCAGATTCGCTAAATCGCGAAATTACTTCCGTACCTTTAGACGCACAATTGGAGTTTCTAAATAGGACCAGTATTGAAGATATACGGTATCTGTACAGTACTAAAGTTGCGACTGATGCCACGGGGAAACCTTTGGGTGATTCAGGAATTACCGATGTCGATAATGACTACCGCCATTACGGTGTGAGAGTCAGGGGTGCTAACACTTTGTTTGAAGGCGACTCCGTTCAAACGCTCGGTAGTGCTATTGGAGTTTGGGCTTTAGATGGTGCTCAAGTTTCCCTGTCAAATTCTAAATCTACGTTTGGCAGTGTGGGACTTCTGGCTGAGGGTTTCGCTGGTATAGGCACTTTAGGTGGAGCAGAATTGCCCAATCAAGGCTTCCTGCAAGCCGGAGTCGTGCGTCCTTTGTTACTCACTCAAGAAGATGTTAGCAACGTTAAAAACCAGGTTAGGTTACCTTTGGGACCTAAAGTGATAAAAACTGCGTTGGACCCTACGGATCCAGACATTCAGTTAATTTACTTGTCCTCCGCCTTCTCTCCTGCTAACATCCTGCCCTACTCTCTAACCCCTGGTTCAGCAATTTATATCGAATTCCGTACCACCGAAGAAAATCTTTTAGGTTTGGCTGGGTCGGACACAGGGAACATTATAATCGACGATATCGCCAGCAAATTCAATGGTACGCAAACAAAATTCACATTGACCTCTGAAGGGGAAAACCTGCCAAAGGGAACTTTAACTGGGGATCTATTGATTTCTTTGGGAGGTGTCATTCAATCTCCCGGAGTTTCATACACTTATGATGACAGCACTATAACATTTGCAGAACCTCCTAGATCTAATTTCAAATTTAGCGGAAGAGTTCTAAGAGGCTCATACCAGGCTCCCGTAGGTGTCACTTACAGAGGCTTTCTAGCTACAGATGGTAAAGCGACTATCAAGCTGTTAGAGCCTAATACTAAAGGAGCAATTATTCGAGTTAGAGCCTCTGACTCCAACATCCCCAATAAATCCGACTTTTCCACAGGTACTTGCATTCCCTATATCACAAGGTTCAAGGACCCTCGATCCGAAACGGATCGTTCTTACGGTTTATACATACAATCCACAAACCCATCTTCGAAAGCCCCTAAACCAGGTGATCTACTAAGGTTAAACCAAACGGGTCAAAAACTTTCTAACACAATCAATAGAAACTTTCAATTCGACCCTGGGTCCTATGGCGGAGTAAGCCATGTATTTAAGACAGATTTAGTTAAAACCAGTCCTTTCATTGATTCCCCAACCTTTAATAATAAGTTAAACGATACTACACAGACTACAACTTATGCTCTATATATGTCTTTGGTTGACCAAGGTCTACCTTGGATGCAATTGGGAGACATTGACCTAAGAGAAGTCTTTAACTCATCCGCAGGAACATTTACTACTTTTGGAGGCAAGAATTTTTATGCAGCAGAAAACAACGACTGGGAAACATTGTACTATGAAACCGTTTACAACCCTACGAACGGACCTTACAAACTTTCCCCAGACGAGGCCAGTTCTCCCTACGTATTAACTTCCACTCTTATCCGACAATCAGAGATAAACGCTGCTTATCAGGGTTATGTCCCAGATAGTTTCTTTCCTGCATATATTAGTGGAGAAGAATCCCCACGCTATATGAGGGGAGCTACAATCCCATTTTCTGCTATTTACAACGAATTCTTATACGATAAAGACGACGCATCAGGTTCTTTCGGGTTTGTTTATAAAACCCGGGCAATGGCTAGCGATAGAACCACCACTAAAGACTCTATAATTATTCAACCCTATGTGGAACCTTCAAAGCCACCCTTCAGGGATGTGTCTACTTTCGGTTGCCCCCAACTGATTGAGCTGGAGTTAAGTTCAGTTGAAGATGTAATTGACCCCACGCAAGGCTTAAGTATCCTTCTTCTGCAAGATAACGAGGGCAAACGAAAAGAATACGTTCGCGTAATTAAAATAGTCGACAAAACGGTGACAGTTATTAGCAACTACTATCCGAAATACAGCGTAGAACTCGATTATTTGAAACCTTGGAAATCAGGCACTAAAGTGTCTCTTTGTGGTTATTCAGATTTCCCTGAAATTTCTGAATATGACTTAAACTGGGCTATCTCTAAGCGCACAGTTCTTCGTTATTACCGGTTAATGGGATATTCGTTTAACGATATAATTCCCTATTTGAGGCCTCAGTACTATGGTGACAGAATTCTGTTAAATGAAGATCTACCTTTCTCTCCTTCTCAAGGTTACGCTCGTTTAACCGCTGCTTGGCCTGTCGAGTTCAACCAACCTTCTGTGATTCAATCCACGGCTCATACCTGGCAATCTTGCGGATACATTGATTATTCTCGTGGTTTACCTAAGTACCAAGTTAACCAGTTTTCTCGTAAACTGGGTTACGACTTCTTGGCAACTTCCTTGTGGGGAGGTGTACTCAACGTCAACGGTATTACTGAGACGAGAGAAGCTATAATATCTGCACCTTTCACTCAGGTGGAAACAGGTAAACCTT